AATGACTCTACATATTGTCGTAACATCTGTGCTGTAATTGCGCCAGTAGTATTGTCAGCAAAACTTGTGCCTGTTAAAACTGCTCTAGTTTTTCTTAAGGCTGTAGGTGTTCCCATTATGTATACTCCACGTTAAATGCGCTTCCAAATGCGCTGTCTTTGTTCAAAAAATATATTGTTTCGCCTTCTTGAAAAGTACCGCTAGTAGCAGTAAAATAAATATATCCTTCTGCATCATTGGTAGGAAAAAATCCTGATTGACTATCCCCAGTAATATCCTCTACAGATACTGATAAAATAAATCCAATAGCACCACTAGTTTCACCTTTAACCATGTCTCCAGATGATGGTATGTTTAGATGAAAAGAAGAACTGTACGAAGAAGAAAATACTGTGTTCTTAGAAGAACCAATTATGAAAGGTATCCTAAAGTAACTAACCTCAGATGGCAGTGTTTGTCCATCTGCTCTTTCGTATCCGTCTATACGGCTGTATCTTCCTCGTATGTCAACCTCAAAATTTTTAGCGGCTATGCATTCTCCTGCCTGAATTGACAACACTGGATCAACAATATTTAACCCACCTTCAAATGGAAAATAATAGGTTTGAGTAGTTGGTCTTACTGCTGAATTTCTTAAAGTCATTCTGTAACTACCGTATAATTCATTAAGTCTGGAACTTGAGAGAACCTTCTGCTTCTTTGGTTTGGAAGTTGGTCTGCTTCTAGTTTTACTAATAAATCTTGAAACTCAGCAATAGAAGATGACAAAACTTCTGGAGCATCGTTCTGTTCTGCGTAGTATATTTTTGCTCTACAAATAATAATTCTGTGGAATCTGGCAGGAATAGAAGATACATCTGAAGAAGAAGACAGTTCAGTTGGATTTCTCCAATACTCTGTTTTTATTGCAGTAGAGGAATCAGGAGTAGGGTAAAGATCAATTACGTTATCTGGCTTTATAGAAAATATTTCTGGAGTTCCTGTTTCTACATTGCCGTACTTGTAACCGTCACGATACTCTTGCCACTTCATGTACTCTAGCCTTTGATAACTATCAGAGGTAGCATCAAAAACAATAGCATCTACATTCCACTGCATTAAATCAGTTGGAGAAGTAATAGTAGAGGTTCCGGCAGAAGGAGAAATGCTTGCTTCAGACCAAAGATAATTCCAGTTAAACCATCTGTTTTGAATGTCTAGATCAGCATCTTTAATTTGTCGAACAATATCTTTTTCTTCTTCTGATGTAGGCGTAACACTACTAGGCCCTGTACCGGGAATGCCTACTTCCCTAGCCATGTCTTGACAAAGTTGAATGTAAGTACTCATAGATTTCTCATAATTTCAGATACCACAACTCTTGGATCAATATTCGCGGCACATAATGCGCCTCCAGTTGTTTCATCTCTGTTGCATGTGTTAAAACCAAAATGCATTTTATGACATGGATAGCAAGGACAATCTTTAGGAATTAAGGATGCAGTATTTCTCCAGTGTTTTGTTAAATTTTCTTTAGAAGAATGAGAAAGAAATACAATCTTACGCATTGACTTCATACTAGCCGCATTTAACAACCCTGTTTCTGGCCCAACAACTACAGAACAATGATCTAAAAAAGCCATTGTTTTTCCTATAGTCCAAACCCCTGATTTAGTAATAACCCTTGGTTCTTTTTCCCAACCAACCTCAAGAATTTGACACATCTCATCACCAACAGTAACGATAGATATATCTTTTCTATCTTTAAGAATAGACGCAATCATAGCGTCATTCCAAGGCCACACTTTATGAACTGAAGAACCAGATAAAGAAACTAATATAACGTGCTTAGACTTTATTTTTTTTCTTTGTTTTTTAGCCCACTCTTTTTCTTCATCTGATGGATAATAAAAAGGCCTGTGACTAAAAGGCACTCCTGCTATTTTGTGAGTATGTTCAAGATAGTTAACGTCACACTTTTTGTGTATAAATTCTTGAGATTCATAATACCCCTCACTTGCGGGTATTTTATATTTTTGCCCCTTAGATTCAACAATCCTTTCAGGACTTAAAAGCAGGTTGCCTTCTATAGATTCTGATAATTGAACAAACTTATCAAAACAGGGAGACATTTTTTCCCAGTAGTCTCCCAACTCAGTGTTACATATTTGATTAGTTTTTTGAATTATTAGTTCATCTATGTACGGATTTGCTTTTAATAATTTAGCGCCAACCTCAGAAACATTTACACAAACTTTGTATCCTTCTTTCTTGAACACAGGAAACAAAGATGATGTTTGTATAATATCTCCAAACGCTCCGTAACGAACAATACAAACAGTTTTGTTCTTTCTTTTACCACCAAAATCTTCTAAGGTGTAATCGCTTACTTCCTTAAAAGGAACGGTTATTTTTTTCATAATTATTGTAATAGTTTTTCTTTAATATCGTCTATCTTATCTTTTTTTGATATTTCAATACCTAATTCTTTTGCCTTAGAAATAAGAGCATTTCTGCCTGTTATTCCTTTTTGCTCTTTAATCCAAGTATTGTCATCAGGTAAACTATTACTAATTAATTCACCGTTTACTCTATAAAAGTTTTCGCCTTGCATCCAACGTGCTTCTGGCATTTCTTCTATAGTTCCGTGTATTTCGCCGTAAGGTTCTTCCCAGTTTATTTTATGTGCCATTATTCTATTGGTGAACGAACAGCACCGAAAATGGAAGCATTTTCAAGAATAATAACTTCCGGTCTGTTTCCTACCCTCGCATTGTTATTTCGTTGATTCTTTTCCGTACTAAATTCATTAGGCTGATCCTGATTTGTATAGCCACATTTAGCAGGGTCTTTGTCCATCTTTTTTTCTTCTTCGTAGTACATATCTCCCCCATGAAAAGGGGGGCTTGCGCCCCCCGATCCAATTACCGCACGTTAAAAGAACCACGATCAGTGGTAATCTTCTGTTTAGCAATGCCAATAGGCAACTGATTAGGGCCGTGACTGTCTAACCCAAGACTAGCGTTAGTCATGTTGTCAGTCTCTAGTTCAGAAAGACCATTAGCAGGAATGTTTCCATTCGCGCTATGCTTGCTTTTTTTACCGCCTTTTTTGTTATCGTACATATATCCTCCTAGTACCATTCAACCATAACGTGTACGTGCGCTTTCCCGGCAGGTGTACCGCCAGTAGGAGCATTGAACGTAAGGTGAACATCGGTATCAGCAGGCAGGGCATCAGAAACAAGATCAGCGGCAGTGTCGGTTAGACGCTGTTGATCTCCGTCAGCAAGAGTACCAAGACCCATGTTGACATATTCTGCTGTTCCTGCGGATGAACCAAGTTCAATAATGGCTTCCGTAGTCGTGTTAGTAAAAGTTTCAATAGCCTCAACTTCAATTTCTTTAATGCTACCTTTCTTTCCCTTGGGGCCACGAATAACCATTGCCTCACTTGCCGCACCAAAATCATGGTAATAACTAAAGGCATAAGGACGTGGATCACTATAACTCATAATAATTCTCCTTAAGCCGCGCTATCCCAAATCACAATACGTGACTGGGCCGCATCAGTGTGAACGAGGCCAAAACCTCCCAAATAATACCAAGCAATCCCACGATCCCTTCCGAAGTCCCCCGGAATTTTTCCGCGAATTTCTTCAGGAACAGCAATAGCCTCGGCAACGGTATCTTCACCAAAGAACACAGCCCAATCGGATTTACCGTTAGTCCATGCGGCGGTGGCAGTACCAATACCTGCTTTGTTTACGTGAGTCTGCTCAACAAAACGAACACCTTCATAGCGACCAATTTCGCCATTCATAATCATCTGGAAACCCTGATCAATATACTGCTTGATACCTTCCAGATCATTTTTAAGTGAACGCCAAGTTGAAGGCCACGCGATGGAGTAATAATCATCCCCTGTGTAAGCCGGGATATTACGTTCCTTCATCGTGTCTACAACCAACTTAACATGCTCTTTTCCAAGAGCAACGTTATTCGTAAGAGTTGCAGTGCCGTTGGTGGTCAGCGTCAAAGCAGTCGTACTCGTTCCTGCTGTCGGAACAACACGGAGTTTAGCCGCATTGAACTGAGCAGAAGCAAGGTTATCAAACCCCTTCTTCGCATCGTTTTTAAGCACTTTACGAACAACTTCACGAATCGGCTGTTCACTCAGGTCATCCAACTTACCCGTGTAAGGAACAGAGTTACCCGCTTCCGTGATAGTCATCGTACCCTGAGAGATCGTAAACGAAGTCTCTGGGATGGTGCTTGTTTCTGTCAAGGTAGTACCCTGAGTTGCTACATCACTAAACACGTTCCAGTGAAATGTATCGCCGCGATGTAAACCCTGATGGGCCGCATCTTTAATGTCACAGAACTGACGGAACTTGACAATCGGCTGTACGGCCATTCTCAGTTCACGACTGAGGTTAGACGCATACATATAACCACCGGAGGTGTTGACAGACCATACTTGTCCTGCCATTTTTTTCTCCTTTTAGTTATTGATTTATAATTGCCCTCTCGACTGTTTCATTTCTTCGATAATTTGTTCTGGAGTTTTAGGCCCAGAATCATCTTCAGAAACTTTAAGAGTCTTACGAGCAGACTTAGGTTGTTGAACAATCCTTTTCTTTCTCTCAACCCTTTCATTTGTTGCAGGTTGATTAGGAACAAAAGAATTTGCCCAATGCCTCGCATACTCAGCAGACGCATAAATAATCTGTCCCGGTGTCCAAGAAGGATTTTCCTTCATAAGGGTAACCGTTTGATTATCTGCGATAGCGCGAAGATCAGGATTCTGAGAAATATCAGGATATTCCTGATCAAACCAAGCCACTGCATTTTGCACTTCTTGTTGATATGCTAATTGCTGTGCTTTGGCTTGCTCTGCTTGTCTACGAGAAAAGGCATCACTAACTGCCTTATCTACAGCCTCATCTATATTAAGGGTAGCGGTATTGCGCCCTGTCAAGGTCTGTAACAACTTCGCGGCTTTTGCCGCATCATCTTCATACAACGCTTGATGATATTCTTCTACAGTTTTATTGTAGTCAACATCATCTTCTGGCTCGTCCTTAACGGGTGGAGCAAATTCTTTCTGTTGAAGACTCTGAGCATACTGCCTTAATTGAGCCTCCTGTTGAGCAAGCAACTTTTCTTTATAAGCGGCTTGCTGAAATCTTTGCTGAGAAGCAACATCTTTTTGATGAGAAGATTTTAAACTATCAAAAGGAACAACAACATCTTGACCGTTTACTTTAACTTGAGTAACCCATTGTCCTTCGTGTTGCCATACAGGAGAATCATTTTTTAAATCCTGCTCTATTTCCTCTAAAACTTCTTCAATCTTTTCTTCAGTATTTTCTTCTGTACTTCCAAAAAAATCTTCTTCAACATCGGATTCTCTTTGTTTTACTATACGTTCAAGCATCTCCTCTCTAGGGCCTTGAACTGTACGATCTACATATTCTTCTTGATCTTCTGTTGTTTCTTCTACTGCTTCTTCTACTGCTTCTACTACTTCTTCTACAACTTCCGCATCCTGTTGGGTAGCGTCCATTTTATTCTCCAAGGTTATTCTTTATACCTTGCTAATTTATTTGCCTGTTCTCCATCTGCAATAATCGCATCCAACCATTTAAGAACTGATAGCGGGGTAGCGAGGGCTAAAGTTATTTTACGATAATGTTTTAGTTCTTCTTCTGAAGAACCAGACCACTCCTGAAAAGACATTTCTTGTAAACTTTTTATGCCTTTTCTATAATCAGATAAGGCCCTTTCAACAATAGCCTTACCCGTTGGAGTTCTAACAAACTCTTGAGTCTTCTGCCCAATTTGAGTTCTTTGAATAAGTTCGTCTACATTAGGTAGACTAGGATCATAATATTCTGACATTTATCCCTGTGCATAAGGCACTGTGTTGTATTTATCCCTAGACATAGTTCCTGATTTAGAAACGTTATCTTTATCTACTGGAACAGACTGTTGAGAAATAATTTGATTAATTAAAGCATCTCTCTGCAACATTAATTCAGCCCTTCTTGTATCTGCATCCTGCTGTTTTATGATTGCTTCGTTTTGTTTAATAGCAAGAGAACCTGCATCTTTTTCCATAGACATTTGTTCTTTTGCTATATCTGTCTGTGCTTTAATCTGAGCCGCACGTAGTGACGCCTGTTGTTTTAGTTGTTCAATCTGCAACCTACCCTGCATCTTAACTTGATCGTTCTGCAAGATACCTTGAAGTTCTTGTATCTGAGCCTGTAGTTCTTGTATCTGTGGATCAACATCCCCATCAGGCTGAATAAGAAATCTTGCCCCATCCTTGTATCCAAGTTGACCAAATATTTCTTTAGCAACTTCATCAATGTTAATTCTGGTTTCCATTCCCGGTAACTGAAACACACTGGATAAACCATAAACAAGGTTTTGTACTCTTTGCACTGGATCAGTAGCATTCATTCCAACATTCACTTTAAGAATAACATCATGGCTTAACAACTCATCTATTAACTGCTCTCTGTTTGCATAGTTTTCTTGGTTGCTTAAAGCCATAATTACTTCATCAGTTTCGTAATACTGTTCAAGTTTTAACAATTGTTTTAAGCAAGGCTCAACCCAAGACTCTGCTAATGTTCTTAAAACAAACTCAGTAATAATGTTGTTATTACCCTGTAGCAGTGACATTCCACCAACTGTTTCGTTCATATTTCTAGAACTTTGTACGGTTGAAGTAGAAAAGTTTCCTTGCAACTCATCAAAGTCATAGTTAATACGATCTTGTTCTTGGTATGCAGAACCAGTAACATCTCTAGTTTCTATCACCCTAACGTCTTGGTCTGGGTCATCCATTTCTACAGCGCCGCCCGGAACAGAACGGAACAAAGCATCTAAGTCAATGTTCCTATCTCTACGAATATGGTAACGTTTATTCATTGCCAACTTAATGTTGTCAAATCTTTGGTTTAATATTTCGTTAGATGCGGATTGAAGTTCTTCAGTAAGTTCTACAGTACTTGCAGGATATAACCTGTGAGCCTCTATGTTAAGTTTACCCATAACATAAGGACGTTCATTTTCTTTTAACCAAGGGTATTCCTCAGATAAGAGTTTAGGCTTGGTAAGCATGTAATCAGTTCCAGAAGTGTAAAAACAATAGTCTTCACCTTCTTTTCTAATTATGTACTTGTGTATCCAAACTATTTTAAAATCATCTACAGTGTCATAACTGTCATCTAATGGGTCTGTTCTAGGCTCTTCTCTAGTAAGCCTAACAGTATCATCGTCCTCTTTGGTAGCAGATAATATCTGACCAAGATTTAATTTTTTCCATTCTCCTTGTTCCATTTTTTCCAAAACATCTTGTACAAACATAGGAATTAAATGAATTAAATAAGGAGAAGATTCAATAGGGTTATACCAATCTGATGCAGGGTCTACTCTAAAATTTTCTGGTTCTATAATTTCTATAACAGGTTTATCTTTTAAAGTAACGTTTACTTTTTGCACTACGGGGTTACCATCCGTATCTACAACCTCAGTTCCAGAATCATCTTCTACTGAGTAAGACTCTTCCTTTTCTTCAAAGTCCCAATACTGGTGAGATACTACGCTACCGTAAACAGCCGCATCTTGCATTGCAGTAACCATTGTAGAAAACCAAGGAATAGTATTAGTTAACCTATACTGCATCATTGATTTTGCTACAGTCGCCGCATTAACAGCCATAGCATCATTAGGGTTAGTAGGAGCAATGTCTACAACATCTTCATTAGAAAAAAAAGCAGTAGCCATAGCCGCTTCTAACTTCCTAACAGTTGATCTTGTTTTTGGCCTAAATAAAGTAGACCTTTTATCGTAAGCGGATGTTAAATATTTAGAACCGTTAGGATGTTTGCTGTTAAAGTTAGATAAGTTTTTTTCCCACTGATCTCTGAGGTTAGCGTCCATGTATTCAGTAGAAGATTCATACGCTTCTCTTGAAAGGCTTAACCAGTCCTCCTCTTTCATAGAGCCACTTACTGTAACTCTATCTTTTCCTTCAAGAGAAGGTTGTGGATTAATAAGGGACATTAACTAAAATCTCCGTTTAACTGATTTCTTTCATTCATTTTAAGATCGCTGTACTTAGTCTGATTAAACTTTCCTGTATTCTGGTTATACCGTTCTAATATCTCTCCACCTGCTCTCATTACATTTTTGTAATCGTTATCAATTTTGTCTGCATGTAAAACAAATCCCCAGTTTCCAGAAAGCAACATAGACTTAACAGTAACAACTCCATCCATTACGTTTACAGCCCAAAGCCAACCGGGATATTTTTTATCTAAAACTTCAGCAACGTTTTTTGCTAATACATGATCGCCTAAACTGTAAATTTGAGACTTTTCAATATCCATTATTTTTTCCTTGGTTTGTAAAAAGTTCTTTTTCCTTCGTTAAAAACATATGTAGCAACTGGTCTTGTGTATATAGTTGGGTCTTTGCTTTCAACTAATGCAATCCAAGAAATCTTTTTTTCTTTTTTATTTTTATCGCTCATACTAAAGTTATTGTTGCTAAAAATTTAGGATCACGTTCTATTGGATACTCTGGGTCATATGGGGTCAACACTAAGTTGTTAGCAGAATCAATCGTAAACGTATATGTAACTCCTGCTGTTGGGCTTGATGTTCCTGCATCCCAATTGCCGGAATAAGCGGCCCAAGTTGCGCTTGTTTCGTACCAAGCCGATCCAACACTAAGCCCAGTCAACGATCCAACTGCGGGAGTTATAATATGTCCGGTTGTTGCTGTTAAATCTTTTCCGGTAAGGGTAAGGCTTGCGCTTGGAACTGGAGTTAAAACAAGTTTAATTAAATCAGGAGCAGTTGTTGTAAAAGTTAAAGTTCCATTATCTGGTGATATCATTACCCCTGTAGTTGATACAGGAGTTTTTCCAGATAGGGTTAATGACGCTACACTAGGGTAAAAAAATTCGTCACCCCAATTGTAACTAACAGTATTCCAATTACCTGTTTCACTAGCCCAAGTGAGTGCCATTACAAGTATCTAACGTGATATGGGTCTGCAACTGCGTCTGGTGCGGTAGGCCAATTCCAGTATGTTTTATCTACAATGCGATCTACTATGTGAGTATCGGGGCCAATTGTTTCAACGCCTTCATCGTCGTATGTAGACAAATATCGCTCTTCCTGTACTTCGTGGTTCTGGAAATTTTTCACAGCCTGCACAGAAGCAAAAGCCTCAACGCCATTTTCAAGGCTGTTGCCATGAGCGCGAACTTCGTTACGATACGTTGTCCATCCTTCTACCATAGCCGTGCCACCGTCAGCCGCTCTGATAACCATCCAGTCAGAAGGAGTAAGCAATGAACCAACATGAGATTTGATCTTTAAGATCAAGTCTGCTTTAAGATCATCTACATTCTTTTCTGTAGTGTCGTAAGTTAGTTCGTAGTAGTCAGGCCCTCCTGAAAAGGTTCCATCAGAATTTCTTCGGCTTTTCTTTTCAAAGTTTTCTGCGCCAGTATCGTAGTACCTAAAGTCTGGAGTAACAACCTCAAGAGAATAAATGCCAATTTCTTCTAATTCTTCTGCTGACCATGCTCTAAAAATATTAGATGGATGCTGTACGCCATCAACGGTCAAAGCGCGAGGCGTTCTTATTAGATTATGAGTTTCGCTATACCACATTTTTTACCTCGCGTTAGAGTATTTGAATGGTGATTCGGCAAAGGCTAATACCAGATATGACTCACCGCTGGCATTAAAAGCGTTTCCACTTAGTCTTGGTTTAAATCCATTAGACAAAATGTCTATAGTGTTGCCTGACTGTTGTGCCGCATCTTGGGCTGGTCGAAGCATATATTCAGTTTGGTTGTAAGGGCTTGTTTTGTTATCAGCCAACATCCAATCCTGAACTCCCGTAATTCTTTTTATTAATAAAAATGCGGGTTTAAAACCAGTGTAAACAAAGGTTCCATCTGCCAATCCATTCCCGATGTAACTACCTACCTTGCTGTAGCCGTCTACGGAATGGAAGCAGTAGGCTATAAATTTTTCTCCCGCAACATTAAATCGTCCTGAACTTGTTTCCGATTGAGCGCCGATTGAAAATACAGTTGAAGTTGGGGAGGTATCATTCCAAGTCTTTTCTGTATATGCCGCGCCAGTATCGTTGAGTGATATTGATTTTGTGTTGCCGAGAGCCTCTACATATCCTGCCCAAAACACGCCTTGATCCCTGTTTTTTAAAATAATCATTTCTGGCGCTTGGCTTAAACCATGAGAAACTGTGCCAGCCGCTGACTGCCCGGTATAACTAACTATTGAAAATCCAGCAGTAGTGTTTGTTCTTCTTGTGCAAGCAATAGTTGGATTAGTTCCATCTATACTTCCTGCGCTTACTGATGTATTAGAAGATGCCGCTTTCCAGTTCCATGAGGCAAAAGTTTCTCCACTGGTATTACATATTGTCTGAAAGTTTGATCCAACAGTAAATCCATCAGCACCAAACGCATATAAATCTTGAGTGCCTGTTGAAGTTGCTTCGGCATTCGTCAAGTCTGAGTACACGACTTTCTGAACACCTCTAACAGAATCGTACAAATTGTTATGGCCTGTTGTTGACCTTACTTTGTACCAGACTAAATCAGGTTGAAACCCTACGCCTGTAATTGCATGGTTTGTAGTTCCATCACCTGTATACAACACTGTTTGGAAGTGTTCCTCTGGCTTGATGCTTACATCAGGGAGGTTGTCAGTGTTTAACGCTTTGTATCCTGTAGGTGGCGTGTAAAAGAAGTCCTCGCCATCGCCGCCATTTCCTTGTGATGTTTTTGATCCGGCGAATGAACTGTCTTGACCAAAGTTAATCCATGATTGAACAATGCTGGTAATGTATGGAATAACTGTTCCAGTAGCACAGTCGCCTGTAATTGTAATAGACCCTTGCGATGTATTATCTTTGTAAAATTCTATTGTTCTTGGGCTTGCGTCCATGTCGACAGCAACGCCCAACACATTTGCTGATCCATATCCTGCACCGTAAGAACTAAAGGTTCCGTCTATTCTCTTTCTTCCGTCATCTCCATACCAAATAACACCGCCGCTGGGATTTGTAACGGTAATATTCTCACCTTCGTCTAAGATTCCAATATAAGCGTTGCCGTTTCCAACTCTACATTCCCAATACCATTTACCAGTTTCTGGTAGAGGTATAGTTCCTAATCTTACCTCCCAATCGCCACTGCCGTTGTCTGTGGCGTATAAATTTCCTTCTGAATAATTTGAGTTTGATGAAGACCTAACCAACGGATTGAAAGTAGCAAAGTTATTTGTCGGGCTATCCAGTACCTGATCCGTAACCACTAGATTAGTAGGAGCAAAATCGTTTTTATTTCCAGAACCATCTGAGCCTAGTCCACCGTTAAAGTCCGAATGGATCAGTAGTAGAGTGTTTGCGTCTGCGGTAAATGCTGTTGTGGATGGAGTAAAGGTTCCTGTGTATCTTGCTGAACTAGATATACGAATCTCGTCCATATAACCATTTAGATAATTTGTTCCGGCACTTGCAGATTCTTGACGGCCAATATTTAAATCGCCTGCATTTCCAAGAATAGTAGAACTAGACGCGCCTGATGATGTTCCGGCAAGTGATCCATTAATGTACATTTTTACATTGCCAGTACCAGAACCAGACCTAACAACAGCAACATGAGTCCAAGTATTATCTGACCATGCTCCAGTTCCTGATGTTACTAAGCCCCCTTCAGCAACAGTTCCGTTATAAGGTCGAAACGCTATATCGTTGCTGTTACCGCCGTCATTAAGCCGTAACGAAAAATTGCCGTTAAAACTGGAATTATTATATTTATTTGAAATAATCCCATTGTCGCTTGTTGAAGATGCTGTGTTAAACCAGCACTCAATTGTGTAATCACCAGTCAATCCCAGTCCAGAAGAGGCTGTACTTAGATAATCACCAGTGCCATCAAAATAAATGGATGAGTTACCAATCTTGGATTGCGCTCTTGTATTGGTTACGTCACCGTTAGCGGTAATGCTTTTGGTAGGATTGGTAAAAGCGGCAGTGGGTGCGGTAAAACTTGCGCCAGAATATCTGCCTACGCCCTTCGTTATCCGGTAATCATCAATATACCCATCGAAATACTGACCAAGCGAACCGCCTTCGATCCTTGCTCCTATAGCAATTTGTCCGCTATTCGCATTTTGAGGAAGCGTTTTTGTGGTCGATGATGTAGCAACCCTGCTTCCATCGACGTAGATCGCCCACGCATCGCTTGCAGTTCTTGAAAGCGCAACGTGATACCAAGTCGTATCGTTGATTGTGCCGCCGGAAATATACGTTGCTGATGATGAATCCGAGTTATACAGGCCAGCCCGAAGTTCACCACGATAAATTGTAAATTCAACTGACCGAGTTGATGTTGCTGAACTGTCGCCGCAAAACAGAAATCCCGCATCTGAGGCGCTGGGAGTGTTAAAGGCCGCTCCGCTTGTTACATAGACCCAGCACTCAATCGTGAATGGGTCTGTGCCAAAGGTAAAGTCTGATGTGTCTGATGTTGTGAGGCCATCATTGCCATCAAAATAAGCAGACGCAGTGCCAAATTTCTTTTGACCTGTTTTGGTTACAGTTCCGGTGCGAGTGATCGAATGGCCTTCTCTGGAAGAATCGGGAAACGAAGTGCCGTCATCTGCTCCATCGAAATGCAGTAACAGTTTGGTATCTCCCGCATAGCAAGGAGAACCATCGCCGCAATCTGTACTTGAATCACTAAAACTATTCGCTAGTTCCGTACTTGAGAATGGAAGGTAGAAACCGTTAGTGCCGTAACTTCCTGCGTACTCAACAGGAACCCATTGGTTAGTGGCTGAATTGGTTTCACCAAAGTATGATGCGTCTAGGGCAGTACCGTCCACCACATTAACTTCTGCTATATAACCATCCCAGAATCTATCACCTGTATTACTATTAGTAACCGTACTACCTACCCGAACCTTAACTACCGGATCGGCTGTTCTAAAACAGTCAGAATCGTAGTTTTGACTAGGCCATGAAGTGACACCCCAATCAGTTATTCTTTCTCCGTTGATATAGGCCTTTACCCTATTAGTATTAGTTGATTGGTTAGTATCCATAACCACCACAATATGATACCAAGCAGATGGGTCTCTAAATGCCTGAGTTGATGAAACCTCAAATGCTTGGCCTCCACCACTGTCTCTTTGACCTATAAACAACTGTGGTAGATTGTTATTGATCGCTGTGGCATTTGAAAATCCAACATTCCATCTTCCGTCTGAATTCCCACAACAGAACAAAGTATGAGTTGGTTCAATAGTTCCAGCATCGTTGCTAAAAGTACTCCAACCAATTTTTACCCAAGCAGACCATGTAGATGTTCTACGATTACCGGCAACTGTAACACTCCTTACCAGTTCAGGAGAATCACCATCCTCAAACCGCAACGACTGGTCTATGTCGTAGCCAGTAGTCTGACCTGATGCGCCAGCAAGTATGTTGTTAAATACAGGCATTACGAAAGATTAAGCGTTGCTACAGCGTGGATGTTAGATGCGTCTTTAATAACATAATCTATTCTATCTACCGCTCCTGCTGTTGTAGTCAATGTAGGTGCAGTTCCTCCGGCAAAATCCCAATCAGTTCCCCAACTAGCAGTCCTTGATCCAGTGCCGTCCTGCGTAATAAAAATGCTTCCGCTTTGTCCTGCTGTGTCATTTGATGGATTAGCAAATGCCGCATTATGAGCAAGTGTTACACTAAAGTTATTACTATCAGCCATATCAATGGTAATAGTTGTTGCTGAAGTTAACGCTGTAATTTCTCCACGCTGTCCTGCTGTCCATGTATTAGCATCAGATACGTCAGGTTTAGCGTCTAACTGAGTCTGAATGTTAGATGTTACTCCATCAGTGTAATTAAGTTCTGCTGTAGTAGCCGTTACTCCATCTATAATATTTATCTCAGATGTGGTAGCGGTAACCCCATCCATAATATTTAGTTCAGAAGTTGTAGCAGTAACACCGTCCATAATATTTAATTCAGACGTACTGGCTGTAACTCCATCTAAAATGTTCATTTCTGCTTCACTGGTAGTGACAGCAGTTGTTCCAGAAAGACCAGAAAACTGAGTCTTTAGAACTGATTTGACAAGACGCAAATGGTCATCGCCTTCACTTACGGGGTCTGTCGCCGTTGGATTTGAACTATTTAATTGGCTGATGTAGGAGGCTGATTCCAATCCCATTATTATTCTCCTATGCTAATTCAAATATTCCAGTTGCGCTAGGAGTAACTGTCAATGTGTTATCCTGTGCAAGAGTAAATTGAGAAGTGGTTAATTTAGAAAAGCAAACAAGTTTTCCACCTTCTTGATATACAACAGCGTATTTAACATTAGGAATGGTTCCACCAGTAGCAGTCCAAGTAACAGCGGTAGAATCAAATCTGTATTTGTTAGTTGCAACAGATGCCCAAGTTCTCGCGGTAACAGATGCTCCACCAGTAGCATAACCATTTCCGTTAGCAACTTCATTTCCTAAAGATGCCTGAGTTGATAGGGCAACATTGTTTGCATTAGCACTTGCCGCACTTGTGTGCAAAGCCATGAAAAAACCAGTGCTAGTACCATCTAGGTCAAAATTACCGTTTCCTAAATATTCTCTAAAACTATTATAAAAAGTCCATGCTGTAGCCGCCATTTAAGCCGCCTCCTTAAGTATTTCTGGATGTTTAATAATGTACGCTATTAGTCCATTACCGTGAACAGAAAGTTCGTAATGATCTCCAGTAGTGCTAACTAACTGTACAAACTCCTTTGCTTGTTGAAAATGGGCTACTGTGCATCTAAATTTTTTTTCCCCCAAAACAACTTCTATTTCTTGTTCGTCATCGTTTTCTGGCTGTGAGTAAGCATGGTGTTCATCCATGATGCAACTATCAAAACCAAAAATTTCAAACTTACAAAAACCTAACATTCTTAGCAAATGAATTGCTCTAAACGTTACGGTTGTACCCCCCATAACAGGATAGTATTTGCCATCATATTGGCTCTCTAACAAATGCTCGTTGTCAACATCACCCGCACAATGCCATATGTAAACTTCATGGCTAGATAGTTTTCTAAAAACACTAGGATGACACTGAGAAGAAATAAAATATTTACAACTATCTAAAGTAGGCAAAACAAACCTACTATTAAATTTTCTGCTATCAAGCATTACCATAGCAGATGGCATTACTTTATTTTCTATACAAAAATTGTAAGCACCATTTAATGCAACAACAGGACAACCTTGTTCTTTTTTTTCTTGTAACAGATGAAATGTGTCTTTTAACGAAGGGCCTCCTGCAACAATACAAACAACTTTATCCGGTTGTGTTTCATGCGGAGTTACTTGAGGAAGTCCTCTTGCAATATTTATTTTTATATTGTTGGTTATTTTTTTAGGGTCTTCGTTAAGAGAACATTTTATTTCTGAAATAACTTTTTTACTTTTAACCTCAACAGTAGGAGGCTCTGAATATACTCCAATTTGCAACATACTATGCAGTACCAAAAACCATTCTAATTTCTAATCCCTTTGTGTCTGTTGCAACAACATCAACATCTACTCTAATAACGTCTGCTGTTGTTACCGTATTATTTACACCAACAACGTGAGGAGTTGCGGCAGTAGAAGAATCTGTTTCATTTAAATCTATTGTTATAGGAGTAGACAACATATCTACGCTATCAGTAAGATTATGCAATTGAACGCTAGTAATAGAACCGCTAGTTCCTGCTGTATAAACGTGCGCTTCAGCAGACTGAAGTTTTTTGTTGTTAAGAGAAGATGGTATAGTTATGTGAACAATTCCATTTCCAACAACAGGAGCAATACTGTCATTTACACACTTAACTATTAAATTTCTTTCAACAAAAGCAGTAACATTGTCTACAACAATTGATTTTGATTCTGTAGTAGAGTTATCGTAAAAAAGAATTTTGTCAACAGAAGAATCAATAGATGTTGCTAACTCTATGTTAGGTATGTTTTCTTGTTTATTTACGTCTAAACTTTGTAAATTAGAATCCATCTCTCCAAATGTAAGAGGGCTTCCTTTTGTTTGTCTTAGTGTTAGTGTAGTAGCCATTAAAAATTCAACCTATATATAGCCATTATTCTGTTTTCGCTGTAGTTACCACCAATGCCATGTATCCCAATCCTCATCTCTGTACCGATCTGAAAAGAATCTTCTGTTGCTGTCATAGTTAATGGAAGGTTCAACTTTGTAACCGCATAAAGGGTGACCATTGCGACCCCAGCAACGACCATCTCCTGTTCGTATTTCTTGTACCACTTCTTCTTTGTTTGCGTTTCTTGTTGACCACAGAAGATTACGTTTCTTCCGTTTCCTGTCCCTACGGCTCCCATTTGACATGCAATATCTCCATATCTTTTTGCAACAGTTGAGGAAGAATCCATATGATATTCTGAAACTATCACAGGCTTACCAAGAGAAAGAGCCTCAGTTACCTTTGCTCTAAACTGAGATTCATTTAAGTCAAACCCAGTTTGCAGGTATACTATATCAGCGTTGTCAAGATATTCCGGCTTAATACCGGGACTAAGATGTACGCCAACAGGCTTGTTTGTCTTGGCCTTTAAATCAGCAACCATCTCTCTAACTTGTGCCGCTGACCAATACTCATCTACTTCTAGCCCAATAACGTAACCATCTACTTTGTCATCAAACCTACGAACCATCTCAGAGTTGTGAGACTTATGATAAGAAAGAGGTTTAGATGCTAGGTTAGGAGAGTCATCAGCCATTAACCACAGCACAGGGCGTAGACCTCTACTGTTAAGATGATCTAGTCTAACTTCCCAATCGGATTGAGGCGAAACATTTCCAATACCGTCATCTCCATTCTGAGAATAAATATAGATATGTGTGTCACCTTGATTAATTAAAGCGTTTTCTACTCTTCTGCGCCAAGCATCATCTACATTAACAGATAGGTACGATAGACTCATCCAGTTACGCAGATCATTGTGCAAAAGAAAACTTGCTCTTGATCCATAAATATCAGATTGTGCTATTGAAGCGTATATTACTCCAAATAATACACACAAATATTTCATCTAATGTATGGGTTAGGGTGTTTAGGTTCTCTGCCCTTCATTTTTACAGGGCCGGGTAAAAACCATCCTAACACCATGGGAATTATTACTACCAAAATAAGTAACCAACCCCCCATTTCTGCAAGGGAGCCAAGCAAACTCCAGAAGTTATCTGGCGCACAATCCATATTAGTACTCCTCCCACCAAGATTGTCCATTGTCGAGGTCGCCACATCTGTCACAAAAGCAGTTGTCATGGCTCCCGCTATCGGTGCAATCGCACCCCCACCTAACACAGTCCCCGCAGTAGCACCGACTGCCGCTCCAGTTGCTACCACTCCCGCTTTCTTTATCGTCCCGCATCCTATAACTCCTAACGCTATCCCCAGATAGCAGAGGCTAACATAAGCACGGCTACGCCACCTATGATATACATTTTTGTTTTTTTCGGTAGTGCTTTCCATTTTTCTTTCAAGGTCATCTCCTAAACATTTTAAAATTGTTACATTTCTGGAATAGCGATGCTATCACCACATCCGCATTTTCTTGTACCTTCACTTGGGTTAACCACAAATCTTTTAGAAAAACCTTCATCTTTATAATCAAGGCTACCGCCTTGTAAATATGTCTGCGACATCTGATCTGCGAACTTGGCCTTCTCTCCTATACTCAATTCTGTAGTACCTTTCGATTCCGCTTTCTCCAAAGTAATCATAAGGCCACTGCACCCACCGCCTTTTAAACCAATTTCTAAAACTTCTCCAGAGTTTAATAAATTGTTTAATTGGTAATTTGCTTCTGGAGTTATTATCAAGACTTTTCATTTTCCCCCTATCAGGTTCTTTTTTTTCCACTAGCGGTAGTAGACCACTTAACTTTTTTAGGCCCAGTTTTTTTACTGGCCTCAGATTTAGATATTTTAGACGCTACTTTTTTTGGGCGACAAGCAGGATAAGGTCTACCTGATTTAGTAGATTTTCTTCCACAAGATTTTCCTGTCTTAACATCGACCCACTCTTCATCAAACCATTTGCCAAGACCACCTTTAGCCACGTTTCTTTACTCTGTTGTCTTTGCCGCTCCAAGTACCGCCCATTTTTTTGTACTCTTTAGAAGCATAAGCATTTGCGTAAGCAGAAGGGTATACTTTAAACTTTGCTTTTGCTTTTGATTTTGCTTTCGACCACTTAGCAGGATCATTTGGTTTAGGTTTAGAAGCCATTATTTCCTCTTTTTTGTTTTCTTAGCACTAGCACTTAATTTTTTTAAAGCCTCTGATTGTTTCTTGTGCATTTTAGAAGCCTTGTTAAGTTCATTAGAAACTTTTTTAATCTTTTTTAACATTTCCACCTACGCCTTGCTTGTCTTATTCTTGAGTTAGGATCGTTACGAGTTTTAGCACTTGATCTTTCTAACTGGCCTTTTGATCTAGCACAATAAGACTTTCTTCTTTTAGCGTCCTTAGAACCTTTTTTTGGGTTACCTGTTACTGCTGTTTGTAGTTTAGAGCCGGGGTTTTCCCTGCGATGAGCGGCAACACCTTTTGCAGTCATACCCGCTCCAGACTTAGTAGGCCTATAGTTAGCACCTTTACCTTTAGTTGTTCTAGGTATAGGCTTTTGTCTTCTAGTCGCCATCAATAAGCCTCGCTACTATTTCATTTCCTTCCCAGTTAGTGCTAAGTTCTACTTGTCTACGTTCACAGGCGTACCTTGTGCTACCGTTTAGATTGTCCTTCCAACCATTACGTTTGAGTGTACGCTTCATCTGTAAACATCCGCTAATACCCATTCGCTCCCATCCGCTATCAGTCTCATGGTGTCCCATGTACTCAACAACAGAACCATTTAAGTACAGCACAAGCACCATCATAGTAATATTCATTAATGCACCCCGTTGCTTGCTTTAATTTCGGATGTCTTATCTTTCAGTGTCTCAACATGGCGCTCTAGGTTTTCTATACGTTGCTTAAAAAAATCTAGCGTGAGAGCCTGTTGCTGATCGTATGGAGCCTTGCCTGTTTCGATCACCTCCTGTAGTTTAGAAAACTCTTTCGCCAGATGTTCTAGCAACATAAACTGTTCAGCATCGGCGGGAAGTGCGCCTAACTCGCCCCGAGGCCACTTGATGCGAAAATTTTCATTCTGCTCCACAGACTTAGCCATCAGGATTTGATTTGTCTCTAAAACATTAAGCCTCTCCTGAAGGCCAAACCAAGCCCATGTACCTACAGCCACAGCACTAGCAAGACCTATTAAGTTTCTTAATGGAAGTCCTACACTAGTTCTGTCAGATACCTCAAGATCACTCACTTGTTCAAAAGCCTCTGCTCAAGGGTATCTATGCGATCAAGGATTCTATCTATATGAGTATCTAGTTCTTGTCTGCTAACTGTTTGAGTAGCAAGGTCTGTAACTCTAGCATGTAGCCTGTCTATCTGAGAAAAAATTCTCTTAACTAACCACCCGCCAAGGAATAATATAACTCCGATAAGTGCGTCCACCATGATAGATGGCTCCATCACATTTCTACCTTGCCTTCTTCTTTCTCGTTAGATTGATCTACAAGTTCTTTTGGAATTTGTGACAGTGTTGTTCCACTAGCAAAAAAACAAGCCTCTCCCGGTTTAGTAATAATAACACTCCAAGAAGGGTTATTAACATCATAATTATAAGTAAGGATTAAAAGTCCCGGCCCCATTTCTGCAATAATCATGGGGATTTCACCATATTTATCAGACGCAATTTTTGCTAACTCAAACATTCCATTTTCTGCTCTGGTGCAGTGCATTGGAAAAGTTCCACGCTGTAAAAAAAGACTGTCTTGAGCAAAAACAGGAATAGTAAAAGTAAAAAATAAAAGTAATATTTTAACCATCTGCTACGTATCCTTCAGCGATATAAAAATTTTGAAAATAAGGGGTAACCCCATAGGGAAATTTACGTGGTTGTTTTTCGTAAAAGTCCCTTCCGTTTGACATTCGATAAGCAACCCTTCTAAAAGGGTAGTTTCTTTTACCAACTATTCTTCTTCTAGGCATTAGTATCTAGCCTCTCTTGGCGGCTCAAGACTTCTTCCTCTGTTATTGCTTCTAGGAGGCATTGCATCCATATCGTAAATTCTAGACAAAGCATCTAAAAAATCAGGATGTATTGTAGGAAAAAGGTTGTATTCATTATCTTTTACCCACTTAGTTAAGTCGTAAGTCTTTCTTTCTTCATCAATACAAATTATTTTTTTTGATATAAGAAAAGATTGATTGCGATCTTTAAAATCTCTCTGGTACGAAGTTAACATTTTTTCATCAGTAGGATACGGAAAAAACAAAGAACCATCTTTTAAGTCAGGCTCTAGTCTTTGTATCCTATCTCTTTTGGATTGAGAACCTCCTCCTCCAACCCAGTTTAACTCGTATATAGGAAAGTTACTTCCATCAGTAGACATCATTGCTTTAAAGTGTTCAATGTCACTTTGAGCGCCGTATCTTTCGTATCCTACCTTTACTTCCCTTACTCCCGGCGCTCTCTTCCACTTGGCTCTTAACCTTTTTAGCATTTGCCATTTTTCAGAAAGACTCATTCTGTGGCAAGCACCATCTAACAAATACTTGTTAAAGTTTCCATCTACTCCTACTACAGCAAACGCTGTTCTGTTAGATTCTTTTTTCTTAGAGTGAGCAGGATCAACCATTATGTACACGTTTAACGTGTATGGTCTAATCTCCCATTCTGTCCACCACTCTTGTTTAAAAGAAACATCACTTCCAATAATAGGATTAAGAAGTTGTTGACATGCTACGGTGTACGTGGACGTTGTTTTTTTAATTTCTTCCCATCTTTCTTTTTGTAAAAAAACAGGCTCTCCATCCATCTGACCATTATAAGTTGCGGGATGTATTCTAGGTTTGACTGCGGCTCTTTGTAGTATTGTCCCATAGGTGTCCCCGTATGCGTACCTAGTTCCCGCATATTGATATCTTGGATTATGTGTAGACCCAAGGTTCAAAGACAACTCCCATTGTGTAGTTGTCTTTTTAATTTGTTCTGGAGTAGTAATAGACTCCTGCACCACAACATCATCGTAGACTATTAAAGAAAAGTGCCTACCTGTAGGTTGACCGTCAACTAATCCATGCGCTTCTACTGTTTGTTCTTTTGGATTAGCAAAACGATTTACACACAAACCTTCGTTTTCAGCCCACTTAGGTGCTTGGTGTTTAGGATTACTCCAAAGAATATCTGGAAATAATTCTTTTAACTTTTCGTTAGACTCAAACTCCTGCATTATCTGTCTAAGGAAAGGCTTTGCCTGCCTAGCAGAGTAAGAAAGTATTCCTATAGTAATGTCAGGATCACAAAGTATTTCTTGAACACATCCTAAAAAAGTTATTATTGTAGACTTGTAATGAAACCTAGCCCATAAGTCTAGATGATTATCTTTTTTAAATTCTACTTCTCTGCATCTTTCGTATATCCAAGGATGCAACATGTCGTGGCGATTACAAATAAAAACACCAAGATAAAATCTATCGCATTGAGCAAGAGTGCGAATAAAAGAATCATCAATATTAGGGTCACGATGGCAATCAGCATACGCTTTGACTGCTGAATTATAGTCTGCTGTTCTTGCCCATTCTGCTAATTTAAGCGCCGCTTCAGCGTTTTTGTCATCTTTTAAAACATTTTTATTTATATGCACTAGCATATTAATTAATCTATTTTCTTAATTAACGTTGATAAAAACCGGAGTACGATGGTCGTTTTACAGGACGAGGCGTTGAAGGAGCCATTGTATTAGCAACAGGAGTTGGTCTTGTATTCGGTTTTGGTCTTCTAGTTGGCGCTCCTCCCCTTGCTACAATTTCTGGGTCAATAGTTCTATTAGGCATTTGCGGAGCAAAAGGTGGTGGAGTACCTCCTACAGTTTGCACTATTGGTGGGGGATGTGGCATAGCAGGAGGATTGTAGTTAATAGGTACACTAGAAGGAGGATCAATAAATACCTGAGGAGGCAATGGTTGTACTTGCGGCAACGGAGCAACATCGACTTCTGGGTGAATAGGCCTATTAGGCATGTTACCAGTCACTGGAAAACTGTATTCAAGCGAAGGAAGCATTGGAGCAACAGTTGTTTGAGGCAAGGGAGCAACAGTAGTGGGTAACCCATAAATATTGTTCATTTGGGAACCAAAACTAGAAAGAAGTTCTCTATTATAAGGATTATAAGCCATAATAATTATTAACCTTCTTTAGCCTTGTTATAAAATTCCCAAAATTTTATCGGGTTTCTAAGTAAATTTTTTAACTCTTCTTTGCTTATTGTTTTAAAAATTTCAGGATTTTTTCTAACAACACCCATTAAAACACTAACACTTTGTTCTTGTTCTTCTGCATTAAATATAGGCAAATCTGGAGAACCTGCTACATCTTGTTGATCCATGTTCATAACATCTTGAGGAGTTGTATCGTCTACAAATCCCATGCTAGTCAAAGCATTGTCTACAGACTGAGCAACCCCTAATACTGGACTAACAAGGCTTCCCATCAATCTTGCTCCAAACTGAAGCCCCGGATTGTTTATTGCCATTGCTTTAGAGTATTGATCAGAACGTGTAATGTTTCTTAAATTTTTTGTTAGTTTTGCTTTTTCAGCAAGAGAAAGTTTTGGGTCTTTTAGTTTGGTTCTAATTTTTTCTGCTTCAGTAATAAAGGCATTGTGAAACGCATTTTGTTTTGCTATATTCGGATCAGGTCTTTTTGCGCCAATTGCAAATGCATCGTCCATTGCTCGCTCTTGCTCGGCGCGTGTTATAGATTTAGATACTGGTGTATCTTTATTAACTAAACCAGAAAGCAGTCCTAACAATCCTTTGCTAGGATCATCTTGTTTTCCAATTAAGTTACCTAACGCTCCAATTGCATCTCCTAAGTTTCCTGAAGAACTTGAAGCACCCGGAGCAACAGGATCACCCTCACCTTTTTTGCCGCCGCCTGTTTTGCTACCTTGGTTAGAACCGTTTTGGTTAGCGCCGTTTACACTTGGATCGCCATCATCTAACAACTTTAGTACCCTCTTTTAGGCTTCATTTTTTTCATGGGCTTCATTTTCTTGCCAGTTTTCTTGGCTTCAGCCATCGCCATTTTTTTACCTTTTGCAGTGTAAGGGAATTTCTTTTTTCCTACGCTTGGCATTTTAATGCACCTTTTCCTTTTCTATTTGATCTATACCGGATTGGATAGATTTCTGTAAAATTGAATCTATGTCTACAGCATTTTTTACTTCAACCTTATGCTCGTTAATGATCTCTTTTTTCTCTTCTTTCTTAGCATAAGCAGAATGCCACTTGAATCGGTTAACCATCATCAGTAGCCAGAGAGCGTGATTAAACTTACGGTTATCAACGTTCTCTCGGCCTTTCTCAATCCACCAAGATTCAGCGGCAATCATTCCATGATCCACAACTTCCTTAAAATCTGGATAGGCTTCCATCCAGTTGTAGAATGTCCTTTTTACAATACCGATCTCGCGGCATACCTCTACAATAGAAGCGCCATTGTAGAAAAGAATCTCTACTCTCCGCTTCATTTGCGGAGTCCAAAGTTTTACAAACTTATTATTATTGCTAGGTTTATTGTTCATTAGACGCCTTCACCCGGAGCAAAAGGTCTTCGGGGAATATTCCCTTCTTTGTAGTCATTAGGGTCAGCAGTGACTTGCATAAGTTTATCTAACTCAGCAAGTTGAGCAGGAGTTAGCCTTCCATCCATTTCAAGTGTTGGTTGAGCAGGAGAGGGATTAGCCATTGCACCGGAAGGAACCCCCATATCTACCATAGAAGTTTGTCCTTCAAAATTTTCCATTCCAAAAACAGGGTTATCCTGTATTCCAAATGACTGTGCAGAACTAGAAGGCATTCCACCAAAAGCCCTTCTACCTCCGGGCGCTCCGGGCATAAAGCCTCCCCTTGCTATAATCTCTGCATCTATTAATTTTCTATTAAGATAATTGTCAACAAAATTTTTAACGGACTCAGTTCCGTACTGTTGACTCATCATATCTAAGAAAGAAGCCATTTCGTTTTGCCCAGCAGGTGCGCCACCGGGAATTCCAATAGCGGCCCCACCAAATGCACTTTCCATTCCTGTACCTGCTGAACCTTGTAATGCTGAATCGCCTATTCCAAAGTCAGGGTGTCCTCCAATAGCCATGTTAATCTCCAAATAATCTTTTTAGTATATTATATCATACCTGTCAACCCCCCTGATATGTCCCAAAAATTTCAAAACCCCAAAAATTTACAGCCCTGTCCCATACAACCCCGTAATTTTTAGCACCAAAGTATAGTCCCTGCCCAAAAAAGTACCCTAAAAGTAGGATGTGTGTGGGTGTGTGTGTTTTTTGCTGTTGTACGGGGGCGGGTAGCGGTGCGTCAAAAAGGCGGTTTGTTCGCGGTTCTCGCTAGGGGTCCCTGCGCCGTTTATATAATATATGTACAGGGTTTGGAGCGTATCGGCCCTGCCTCGCGTCTGTTAATTATTAACACGGCGTAAATCATTGAACCCTCGACAAGCGCAATTAAATATATGTGTGCAAGTCGGACACTAGGAGTAGCATTACTATGCAATTCAATTCCAAGAAGTACATTACATCAGTCGGTCAATTCTCAAATGCCTGCGTAACCTTGCAGAGGCGTATGTCTAGCATTCTTGTTAGCGTACTGCTCGAGAAGCGTAAGGACGTAGCGTCTATCCTTACCCCTCAGGGCGGTATCCAGAAAGCAGTGACAGACGTTATCGAAAAGGACGTTGCAAAGGGTGGTGGCAAGGTTTCGCGTGGCACTCTTGTACAAACGTGGCAGTCTGTTATGAATGGCTATGACAATGGTCTTCCTACTGGTCAGCCCGGACTGTACAAGTTGGAATCAGGCGAGTGGGAGTTTGACACTGAGATCATCGAATCCAACATCGAGGGCATTCTAGCCGGTAAGATCAGAGTCGGCTCCCATGTCCCTTCAAAGGGCGGGAGTAAAGGCGGTGCTGTTAATCGTCCTACTGCCGATTCTATGCTTAAAAGAGTGGAAAAGATGACCAAGAAAGAGCGCGACAAGTTGATTGATGCGCTCAACTCTAAGTACAGTTAGTCATCAGTGGTATGCGCCCCGCCTGCATGGGGGGCGTATCACAGTGCTGACTAGCACTACATGCTGTTAATTATTAACAAATCGGAGTTTGCATTATGCACAACATACTTGACAATTTGGACTATGTTTCACAATACCTTGAGGTAGCCCTGCATCGGCTCCTTTCTGACCCATCTCAAGATGATATTGATGAGGCCGAGACAGCGATGTTAATAGCACGTACCTACCTTAACAAGGCTAAGAACAATGCTTGTGATATGGGCTACAGGCTTGGCGAGGGCGAGCCATCATCTGCACCACGTTACAGCAAGTTGAAAGAGATTAGACCAAAAGATTAGGACTCAACCTAATGGGGGCGCATGTACTGGCCCCTATTGCGATGCGTCCTGCATCATCTGTTAATTTTTAACATAGGATACAAACAATGAACTATGAAATCTTTCGTACCATTCGGTACTTATTGCCTAACTCACGTTGGGCTACTGCTGTTGCTGTACTGAGCGCAGTTTGCATATCTGCGTCTATCATTATGCTGACTGGATCGGCTCTAACCTGTGTGCTGTACCCATGTTCGCCCCATGAGTTGATCTTGGATGCGATCTGGATTGCTTAACTGTTAATTTTTAACAAACGAGGAACAACATTATGCCTATAGACCTTAACGAGCAGTACCATTATTGGTTCACAAAGATGAACGATCTTGAGGACGATGATGATGACATCCCCACCAGAGTAGGTATTAAAATGTGGGATATGTTATCCTCTCAACCTAAGTTCCAACAAGCCTTTAGCATGAGTAACGCAGAGGTTGAATGGGTCGCATACAGAGATGGTTTGTCAGACCTTAACGGTGCAGACCGTTGGCAGTTCTCTGTGTACCACAGCGAGCCACGTTGGAATGATCCTGATGACTGCGCCCTCCGCATTGATGTACGTCGAGGATTAAAACCCGAAGATGTAACCATCACAGAGGAGTACTCTGGTAAGACCTACATTCTCAAGGAGAAACCAATGAAACTGTTCGGACTGTTGGAGTTGCGCCGTGTACTTGGCCCTAAACACTGGCTGTTGTTTATCGCCGGGTGCGCTTTATTCACTGTGACTACCCTGTCACTTCTTATCACTGCTGTTGTGCTGTTGTCTTGATGTTAATTATTAACAGGAGATTGTTATGACCTTTGAAGGACTTTCTAAGTATGAACCAGAAAACTTCCAATCAATCAGGTGTGGCAAAGATATTGAAGGAGTTTTCAAGATTCGTGTTGTATTCTCTCGCCATTATCAAGCAGAGGAATACTGCCTCAATCTCAGGTGGTGTGACATCAACGAGGTGTCCACTGGTTGGGAGGTTAGTTTCCTTCCTGAAGACTGGTGGCACTATCCTTATGTAGCCTGACACTTAACCCTGATGCTCATCCTCTGGGTGGGCATCGAGGTGCAGTGTTGCACCCTGTTGTTAATTATTAACATCAGCAATCTTTTACATAGGTAAAACTATTATGCAAAATGAGTACACTATTGAAGAACTGGCCCAACGTGTCCGTGTAGATGCAGAGCGTAAGCGTGATTTCATTGCGCCTACTACTCAAGCAACTGTGTTCAACGGAGGTGCTAATATCATGCTGTCTGACGGCAACACCAACTATGATGGTGTCTTTAGTAACAACGCCAGACGTCAACTTGGTACGCACCTTGGCATTCCTTCTCAGTACATAGAGAAACTGCAAGCAAGAGGTATGGATGATTTGGTTGATACCAACTTCAACCAGTTGCTTCACTCTCCTGTCGAGAAGGCTACGGATCGCTTGTTCCGCACGTATGACAATGGTTCTGGACGAGATAGTTTTGAGAATGTGTTTCGTTCCGCACACTCACGCTCGTTCCTGACGTTTGACTACGTTGATCTCATGGACGGTGTTGCGCCAGTGTTGCATCAGATAGCCGACAAGCAGGAGTTGAAGTTCATCTCCACTGGTCTGACTGATGACAAACTCTACATGAAAATTGTCTTTCCTAACATGCAGTTACAGGTTAGGTCTAAGCAAGTCAATGACATCGTAGAGTGCGGGATCATCATCAGTAACAGTGAGACAGGACACGGCTCTATTATTGTCAAGCAGTTCATCTACAGGCTTGCATGTCTCAACGGTATGACAGTCGATGAAGCAGGTACTCGTCGCCGTCACGTTGGTTCAGCCAATGCACGTGGTGAACTGGACTACCAATCTGACACAATAATCTCAATGAAGCAGACGCTCACCAAGCAACTGCGGGATCATGTGTTGGATTGTGTAAACGAAGACAAGTTCAAGGCTACTGTTGCTAAGTTCAATGCATCAGCACAGGATGAACTTGATCCTAGTATTGAGCCTGAAGATGCAATCGAAAGTGTGGGCAAGAAGTTCAGCCTGAGTGAGTCCGAAGTCAAGCAAGCCAAGCGTTCACTGCTTGAGGACGGTGACTACTCACGTTGGGGTTTCGCCAACGCCATCACCAACATTGCACACAAGTCGGAAGACTATGATAGAGCCACAGATTTACAGGAGTTAGGTGGTAACATCATCAATCTGAATCCACGCGAGTGGAAACGAGTCGCACTAGCGGCGTAACCAACCTAACAGAGGGGGGGGGTTCGCTCCCCCCAATGTTAATTATTAACACGGAGACACTGATGTCAGAAGCAACAACAATCATTATCGTTAACGACGATGCAAGAAAAGAGTTCGGTATGCTTACGCAAGATGCCGAAGGCGACTACACAACTGCAACTTTCGATAGTCTGGAAGGCGCTCACTTTTTTATCAAAGAGTGCCTTACTGCTGTCAATGGTATCGGACTGTGTTGGTCACTCAAATCCTTTCCTCATACTGGTCACAAAGTGGTCTACCACTACAAGACATACCAAAATAAACTTGGTAAGTGGTTTCCTATTGGAGATGAGAATGAAGAAACGCATTCACGTTAACCGTCACAACATTGCATGGAACAAGAAACATGCAACCAGTTGGGACGATGAACGTCCTCCATTCACCGTTAAAACTTACAAGAGAAACTACCGTTCGTTCTATGTTGAGACACTCGGTAAGGTTGAACTTGTATACAATCCTGACAAGCCATTGTCCTGTGGTGCTGTGGCTTGGATGGAAACAGACGATGATGTTATTGTCTGGTATAGTGCTGATCATAAGATCACTATCTAATCAACACCACAACACATAGGAGATTAACTATGGACTTAGTAGTAGCACCCCGCATTGCTGACATGCCCTCCGAAGGCATAGCAATCTACGACAACGATTCTCCCGGCCCTCCTCTCTTGGTCATCTCTGATGACTACGTTATGGAAGACCTGAAGAGGCAACTGGAACGTTGGATTATGTGGTCAAACGTAGCCAAGAATGTCGTTGATCCAAACGAGGATCAGATGCCTGAGTCATACGGAGGTAGCAAGTAATGGCCCATCCATCATACGATCCTTATTCGCCTGACTCTTGGGACATCGAAGGACATGGCACTGTCTATGTAGACGATGAGTTCTTTGATGACCATGAGAGAGTTCTCACTTGGTATAGACTGAACGAGATAACTTTGGAGCCTGTATCTAATGATGATAAGGAAACTAAGTTAGAGCCTGTGTTCTGGTTGTCTAACAAAGAGAACTCTCTGGAGTTATCAGAGAGTGAGATGATACCTTACCTTTCTAACAAAAAGTAAACGGTTAGTTTCTATAGCCTGAGTATGCTTCTGAACTGCTCAACTTTAAACGGAGAAAAAAATGGATAACAATATCCTTAGTGTTTTAATTGCTGTGTTCAAGTTCATCGAAGCCAACGAGATCAAGACTGTTGCTGACCTTGAAGGTAAGATTGTTTCATCAGGATCAGAGTGCCACACTCAACTTGGTATCAGTGAGGAATCCCTTGGTCGTTACCTCAAGAATCACGAGATTGAGACTCAGTTGGAGTGGGACAACCACGCTGATGAGGTTAGCAAGTGCCTGATGTTCGATGACATTGATAACTTCGCAGACATTCGTGATGCACTGGATAGGATAGAGGAGTACAAGTCCTCTCTTGAATCTATCAATCACAGTTTATATGATCTGATTTCAACTGCTGAAGATATCAGGAGCGAGGCAGATATCTAATATGTTAATTATTAACAACGGAGAATCTTATGCAAACAAAACAACAAGTAGTTAGCGCACTCAATGAGATCACAGGTGGTCTGTCACAGACTACAAAGATGCCTGAGAGTTCCTTCTCTACACCTGCCAAGCATTGCAAGGTAGGTAGCAAACTGAGAGAAGTCAAAGGCTCTGTGTGCCATGAGTGCTATGCCATGAAAGGCAACTACAATTATCCCAACGTCAAGAACGCCCAACAGAAACGATACGAGAAACTGTATCATCCTATGTGGGTTACAGCCATGACCATGCTTATCTCTATCAAGGTTAAGCACAGGTTCCGGTGGTTCGACAGCGGTGACATCGACAGTGTGCAACATCTGCGGAATATCATTGAAGTATGTAATGGTACTCCGCACATACAGCACTGGCTCGTTACCAAGGAGAAGCGCACGGTGCGTCAGTTCCTTGACGAGGGTGGTATAGTTCCAGATAACCTAGTAATCCAGATGTCTGGTTACATGGTTGATGGAGACATAGTGAAGGGGTTCGATGATTGTAAGCAGATCACCCATCACTTAGTGCATACCGACAGAGACAGGGCGCTTGGTCATATATGCCCAGTCGAAGACGGTAAGGGGTTCTCATCATGCGAGGAGTCAAACTGCTTTGCATGTTGGGATCGTGATGTTAACATTGTAACAAGTGGACTACACTAGGAGTAACCAATGAATGAACCATAAGAGATTGAAGCCACGCCCCACATACCCAATCAAAAGATCAGGTGTGAGGCGCATGGTTTCACGTACATCCATACGCAAGTATGGAAAGGATGCAACTAAATTAGAAACACAGGAGTATGTAATTGAAAGGAACAAGAGTAACTCTCAAATGCAACCGAACCGGAGCGGTCATGTCCGGCAAGGTGATTGCACACAGGAAGATAAACCTACCCAAGGAGTCTCAGGGACTATACCTAGAGTTAGCCCCAGATAAATTGAGATGGTTTGATCTTTCTGAATGGAGTCAGTTATGAGAGACTTTCAACGTAGTAAGGTGTACGATTGGGAGTACAATTGCTTACGCAGTAACAAGCGTAACTTTGATCTCCCTGAACTAAGCCAAGTCCAAGAGTTTGTTGACATGGTTCTTGCTGAACGTCGAAACAATCTTAAGGTCAAGGCAGTGCAGACCTACAGGAAAAATGCTGTATGGGCGTGGGCTAGGTACAACCCACCTCGTATAGAACTTCCTTTAGGTTGGGGTCGCAAGAGCGGTATCATTCTGCATGAGATATCTCATCACATTGCAAGAGATATTGCAGAAGGCCCCTCGCATGGTACGTTGTTTGTGTCAGTGTACATTGACCTGCTAAACAGGTACATGAACATCGACACAGACGTACTAGTTCGTTCCTTATCAAAGTACAAGGTTAAGCACAGTGACATGTTCTTGAGGAGGTTTCAAGATGATTGATACCTACCAAGGCATATCTGACGTAGACAAGCAAGACTACGTTGCTGACCTTGAGTACATCGTAGCAGAGAAACTCGGCGTTGATGTCGAGGACTTAGAGAGATGTCCTAAGTCTGTATACGATGCAATACTCAGATACTTCGATTCACTTATGTAACATTGAGGGGGGCTTCGGCCCCCCTTTTTTTTGTCCATATTCCCACAGACATATTATAACATACGTGTCAACCCCCCCCTCTCAGGGTAAGGCCGGTGACGGTCAACATCCCCTACCCAGTACCACCCTACCAGTCCACTAGAGATCGTTCAATACACGCCATTACACGGCCTCTCACAGCCTCTTTCTGAAGGCATTGTGCAGTTCCCCCTCGTATGCAGACAGTATCCCCAACATATTTCTTTCAACAATATATTTGCAGTACTTGTTGTAAAACTGAATCGACACCTCCAAATCCTCCGCTATGTCCTTGCTCTTCTTGCTCCTCTTCCCTGTCCCCTTGCATGTGAAGCACACGATCTGCTTCATACCCGTACTCACCCAAGATTTCCCATTGCACGTGCCACACATATGGTCTGATATCGCCTCTCGTATTGCGATCAGTGCCAACTTCCACAACGCATCATCACTCAAAATTTTGGGCGCTTTCTTCCTCACACGCCTCACCAGTTCATGGGCCACTGGCCTCATGTTGCTATCATCATTGGCGTACTTCAGCCTGACAAAGTTAGATGCTTCCTTCGATATCCCTGCCAACACGTAGCATATGACTTCAGACCTTACCCTTGGTCTTTGGTTTAGTTCTGTTGTTGGAGTCAGGGAGCATAAGTCCTCCGCTGATATCCTTATACCCATCAATCAATCCCTCTTTATTTATTATTATTGTTATAAACCCGACAGCCACACCGCTCTTTACATCCTGCGTGGTGAATCTATACACAGTCCACCCATGCATAGCCGCCAAGTTGTACTTCTCTAGGTCACGACTGTACCCCACCCCTCTGGTATGCCTACCACCAGAGTACACCCCTCCCTCAATCTCAACCCCTAACATCAGGTTGATCCAAGCAAAGTCAAACCTGAACCTCCTCCGCTCCAGAAATTTATGCTCTCTCTCTGGGGCAGGGAGGCCACAGGCTACACACTGACTAAGAAATATCTCCTCTCCCTCACTCATTACTCATCTAAAATTGATTGTGATTCTGGGTAGTAATTATCCCAGAATTTACTTCTATACCCCGGCTCCTTGTACCTTAAATCTTTTTGGTTACTAATCTTACGAACAGGATAGTTATATCTAGGAACATAGTGTCTAAGCCCTCTGTTTATTAAGGCAACAGTGTGGACAGATACTTTAAACATCTTAGCAATCTGTTTAATTTCCAACTCATTCTCCCTCAACTCAATCCGTACTTCTTCTGCCTGATCATCAGTTAGTTTCAAAATAATCTCCTACGATTGGGTTATATCTAAGTGATGCCATTCCCATAGCACCGTCCTGTCTAAATCTCTGCTTCTGAATGTGGATGTCTACCAACTTGGAGTCAGGGTCTGACAGGTCACGGTATATCACCACCCCTGAATCTGACTTGTTCCTCCAGTGTGCGGAGCCTGAGATATCCCACAGGCTAGGCACTGGGTAGCCTCCATCCTTGTCACGGTACATCTTGGCAGGGTGGGCTACGATCCACAGGTGTATTCCGTACCTTCTGGCGAACTGTCTCGCCCTCTTCAAGCACATGCCAATGTACTCTGTCTCAGAAAACCCACCTCTCCCACTCTCCAACTCATTCCACGGATCAATCACCAAGCCCCTGATCCCATGCCTCCTGACCAATCCCCTCGCTGTATCCAGTATCTTCTCAAGCGTCCACTCTGCATCATCCTCAGGCAGTATCCAGTGGAAGTGTTCCTTCACCCAATCCTTGGCGTAGTTCAGTTCTTCCTTGGTCATGCGCCTGTTGAATCCCTGCCTAAACGGAGCGCCTATGTACTTCTCCATGATTCGGGACATATGATCCTCCAATGGCTGATTCTCTGGAGAGAATATGGCGAACCTCCAACCATTCTTCTTGGCTATGTTCACCATCATGGAGTCAATCCAGTTGGACTTGCCACTGCATGGTATGCCTGTCACAACAGAGAAGCATCCCGGCCTGACTAGGTAGTGCTTATCCAGACATGCCCACCCTGTGGATGTTCCCTTCTCTAATCCGTTGTCGTACAACTCTCCCAACTTGTCAGACAAATCACTGGCTGTGAACGTACCCGCTATGGGGTATGGCTCCGCATGTTCGATGCACTCAGCCAACACCTTCTTGCCATGCTTGACCAGTACATCGTTGGCATCCTTGCAGTCTTCGGGCCATGTCACCCTACTGCATACCTCTTTGCCAAGCCTACGCGCCAGTTCCTCTTGCAGTCTCTGTCCGGGGGCATCGTTGTCTACCGCTATGATGTACGTTCTCCCCTTTTCCACTCCGTTGATGCGTGACTCGTTGAGAAATTCAAACTTAGAGGAGTAGTTCTTTGACTCAACGGATGGCGCACCATCAGGCACACTGACACACTGCTTCATCCCCGCCTCATACAGAGATAGTTTGTCCATCTCTCCCTCGACAAAGATAACAACACCATCCTCATCTGTTATATCGTCAAGACCATACAGTATGCGCTCCGCATTTACCTCAGACCTGAACTCCTTGGAGCCTGACCTATACTTCACGTTAACCAAATCACCGTTGCGGTAGTAGGGAAACGTGAGGGCCATCTTCTCTTCCTCAGACTGAGGCATGTACACCTTCTTCATGCCGATACCACAGTCGATTGCTGTCTCTTCCGATATGCCCCTCTTGTTCAGCCACTCAATCGTAGCCTCTGGCAGATCGCTCTTGGGTATAGGCTCTGGCTTTCTGAACTCAGGCTTGCGCCAGTGCAAACCAAGGCTGTCATCAGTACCCGATAACAGGCTACCACTCCAACCACAGTGATGGCACAACCAAATCTTCTCATCTGTGTTGACAGACAAACACTTGGCATTCTTCTTGCGCCTGTCCTTGCTACATTTGGGGCAAGTGGTTGCAATCTGAACACCAGTGCCAGTGAACTTGATACCAAAATCAGCATAGTCTTTCATGCTTGGAATCCTTTTCTTCTGGGCTTGTTGTTTCTGAGTATACCGTAGATGTATTGCTTGGGATCAGCGGGTCTTTTCAACAGCACAATCCCCACCGCCTTGGCTACCTCATTCTCTCCGTTGGCCTTTATCAATTGCCCCAAGATACCCCTTGAATTAGGGCCTGCCAACTGCTCCCATACATCCCAAATACTGTTGTTAGCAATATGTAAAGATTCTATTACAGATTCCGTGTCAACTGACTTGACAGGGGGTGTCAACTGAGATGACACCGTATTTATTTTATAAATGTTACTTGTCTGGCCCTTCTCCCCTTTCCTGTGTTCAAAAGATATGTGTCCTTTTTCACGTAACCTGTTGATAATTAAGTTAACATTCTGTCTTGACATACCCGCCCTTTCAGCAAGGTATTTTTGAGAAGGCCAACATTCACCTGTCTCATCATTAGCATTGTCTGATAGAAGGATCAATATCATTTTCTCAGACGTTGTAATGTCAAGGTCTAGTGCCTTTAGTATTCTTCTTAGGCTCATAATTTACCCTAAAGATTAAACGAACATGGGATTATACTAAATCTATATGTTATAATCAACCAATGAAAAGTAAAAAGTATATGCAGTGGGTAGCGGAACACTCATGTATACACTGTGGAACTTATCCGGTGCAGGTTCACCATCTCAGAAGCCAGTCACTAGGAGCAGGGATGGGCAGAAAAGTTCCTGACTATTTTACCATACCAGTTTGTCAGCAGTGTCACTCGGACTGCCACTCTCTGGAACACGACAAGGAGACACAGTACAGATGGACGTTGCAGATGATAGGGAGAGCGATGGAGAATGGCATACTAAAGATGTCCTAGTCGCTATAGAAATCGAACATGATGGCGAGCCGGACGATGAGATTATGAGGACTATAATTTCTCAAGAGTTAGACCACAACATATACGTAAGCAACAATGTTTCATACAGAATTGAGGTCAAGAACATAACCTTCATGGATAAACTAAATTGATAGAAGAAAAAGCGGTGGAGACACTAGACAGAATAGACAATATTTTTGAGGATGAAATATATCCCAAGTTACTTTTCGTACACACAGATATTGCCCCCTACAAAGAGATGCTAAGAGGATTGTTTATAGAGGGAGCAACCGTGGGTATGAAGGAAATCTTCAAGGAGATATCAGGTGAAGAGGTACGTGATTCGATCACAAGACATCAGAGAAAGATGCACTAGAGCAATACAGGACATAGACCTAGACGGCAAGAACCAAGAAGTAGTAATCAGGGAGCATAAGAACAGTCGTAGCGTGGAGCAGAACAATCTATTCCATGCTATACTCAGGGCCTTGGCAGAAAGCACAGGACACAGCGTAGAAGAGATCAAGGAGTACGTCAGTCAGGAGTATCTTGGTAGTGTAGAATACACAGGACTCGACGGCACACCTAGAACCAGAGTACGTGGTACTTCTGAACTTGATGTCGAGGAGATGTCTGGCTTGATCGAAAGGGTCAAGCAACTAGCAAACCAACTTGATGTACGAATGGAGCATATTGAATATGGATGACATGACTGAAGAAGAAATTCAGGAGATGGAAGCGCAAGAGGAGTACGAGCAGACCGTAGCCCAATGGCAACAGTGGGAGGAAGAGCATGACAAGTAAACGAGACTTCCTTAATGACTTGGTTAAAGAGAACGCCTTAGAAGTTAAGGAGGATATATTTACTCTTGAGAGAGGCGGCAAGAAGATACCTATCATTACGAGAACAGGCATAGAAAAGATACAGTATGCCAACAACATCAAGGTATCGTTTGAACTGATGAGCGTACCTCCTCAAAAAGACTTTGCAGTTGTGAAGGCAGTTGCAACTAAGGGTGACACAACCATTGAAACCTTTGCCTCTGCCTTGTTTGGCAAGGGGAGAGAGGGTAATGTCACAACCTTGTATGTCGTAGAGATGGCAGAGAAGAGAGCATTGTCACGTGCTGTACTCAAACTGTCAGGCGCATACAAGTATGGTGTTTATGGTCAAGATGAATCAGAGGAATTTAAGAATGACTGAGAAGAAAGTAACCAAGAAACCCGCAAGCAAAGTTGCAGTTAGTGAGAAGCAAAGAGAACTAATTATCAAAGTCATCAACCTATCGGCAGAGGTGACAAGGGATGTCATGGAGATAGGTTCTGCGTATGCCAAGGACTGCATTGATGCACAACGTGCCGTAGAACAACTTGCCAAGGAGATGAACCTTACGCAAGAATCATACTGGAGTAAGTGGAAATGAGCCACTGGTATGACAAGGAGGGAACCCCAAGGTACGAGATTGAAAACCAATCTCTGGTAAGTGGCGCTCCCAAAATTCGTAAAACGACTTTGCGTGACGCTCGTAAGTATGGCTGGGTTCCTTCTGTGTCTACCGTTTGGAAAGATGTGGTTGCCTCTCCCGGTCTGAACAGATACTTTCAAGACCAGTTGTTTGAGTCGATGTTAGAATCTAAACAGTACTGGGATGAGGATGAGAAAGAGTTCAAGAAGCGTGTGTTTGCATTGTCCAAGGAGCATTCGATAAAGTCTTCTGAGAGAGGGACGTACATGCACAACCTGATTGAGCAACAACTACTAACTGGCAGTTGTGGGTCAGAAAATCCAAACGAAATACACATGGTCACGCAAACCCTCGCAAAGATGAGAGAAGTTTGTGGCGATCAGGACTGGAAGGTGGAGAAGTCATTCGCTCACCCAATGGGGTACGGAGGTAAGATAGATGTACACTCTGATGAGTGGGTTGTTGACTTCAAGACCAAGGAAGTTTTGGATGAAGGTAAGAAGCCTGATTTATACGACTCTTATGGAGTACAACTGGCGGCTTACAATCATGGGATAGGTGGAGGTAGGAAACTCCTCAACCTTTTTGTATCGGTTTCTTCTCCCGGTTATGTAGTAGAGTACCAATGGGAAGAAAGAGAGAGGTTGTTTAGTATGTTTGAAGCGGCCTTACAATTATGGAAACTAACCAAGAGGTACGATGCTAGATGGCAAGCGTAAACAAAGCGATATTAGTGGGTCACGTTGGCAAAGAGCCAGAGTTCCGCGAGACTAAATCGGGAGACACAGTGGCGTCTTTCTCACTGGCAACCAACAGTGGGTATGGAGACAACAAGACAACCGACTGGCACAGAGTTGTGTTCTTTGGGAAGACTGCTGATGTGATCAAGCAGTACGTAAACAAGGGATCACAAATCTATGTCGAGGGAAGAATCTCTAACCGCTCATATGATGACAAAGAGGGGATCAAGAGGTACGTGACTGAGATTAATGGGTATACAATGCAGATGCTAGGAGGTGCAGGAGGAGATAAGCACACCGCTGACGTAGTTGAGAAGGGAGAGGACATTCCCTTCTAATGTAAGTTCGTTAAACTATGACCTAGCAGAGCATATGAAGTATTCATTTGCTAGGTACTGCTACCGTAAGTCGAGAAAAGACTCCTCAAAAAACTGGAGCAATGTGTTCAAAAGTTTTTGGGGAGTCTCTCTTGAAGAGTATATAGAGTACGCAATTAAAAAGAATCTGAAAGAAGATTACGAGGAACTTGAATGTCATTTTACAGAGAAGTAAAGTTTTTCAAACGGTCACAGGGAACAAGGACTGTGATCCTACAGAACTTTCCAGTGATCATAGATATAGAGTCAATATGTTGGGCCAAGAAATCAGGCAGGCAACAGGAGGTACTTGCAGGAGACATGTCATCTCAGAGTTCCTTCAAGGACATCACCGTGTATGAGATAGGTCTTGCCGATAACAGCAAGTGGATCATCCCAATGTCTGAGATATCCAAGTTAGAAATCGAAGTAGAAGAGGGGCCTGTCACATTATGAACGAGTATCAAAAGTTTATACACAAGTCTAGGTATGCCAAGTATCTTGATGATCAGAAGCGTAGAGAAACTTGGGAGGAGACAGTCGAGCGTTACATAAACTTCTTCCAGAACAGAACCTCTACCAATCTTGATCTTGTTCGTGATGCCATTGTTAGCATGGATGTAATGCCTAGCATGAGATGTTTAATGACCAGTGGCAAAGCATTAGAAAGAGATGCAGTCGCAGGATACAACTGTTCCTATCTTCCCATTGATAGCCCAAGAGCATTTGATGAATGCATGTACATTCTCATGTGTGGTACAGGGGTTGGTTTTTCAGTAGAGAGACAGTACATCAATGCACTGCCACAGGTAGCAGATGAGTTTCACAGTAGCGATTCAGTTATTGTTGTAAGGGACAGCAAGATTGGATGGGCCAAGGCTTTAAAGGAACTGGTCAGTCTGTTATATGCAGGGCAGATTCCAACATGGGATGTGTCCAAGATCAGGCCTGCGGGGGCTAGGCTCAAGACATTCGGGGGCAGGGCATCAGGCCCAGAGCCACTGGATAAGTTGTTTAAGCATTTTGTTGCCGTGTTTAAAGGCTCTGCCGGAAGGAAACTAAACTCCATAGAGTGTCACGATCTGGTGTGCTTTATCGGTGAGTCAGTGGTAGTAGGTGGTGTGCGTAGGTCAGCCACTATATCGCTATCAAATCTGACTGATGATCGTATGCGTCATGCCAAGTCTGGTCAGTGGTGGGCTGAGAATCCACAGAGGGCCTTGGCTAATAACAGCGTGTGCTACACGGAGAAGCCTGACATGGGCGTGTTCCTGCGTGAGTGGACTGCCCTGTATGAGAGTCGTAGTGGAGAGCGTGGCATCTTCAATCGTGAAGCCGCAAAACATATGGTTCCAGAGCGCAGAGACAGTGAGCATGACTTCGGTTGTAACCCATGCTCTGAGATTATTCTAAGACCAAAGCAGTTCTGCAATCTATCGGAGGCTGTATGCAGAGAGAGCGACACACTTGCTGACATCAAGAACAAGGTAGAGATCGCCACTATCATTGGCACTTTACAGGCTACTCTCACTGACTTCAGGTATCTTTCTCCCGCATGGAAGCGTAACACTGAAGAGGAGAGACTGCTTGGCGTTAGCCTGACAGGGATCATGGACTGTCCCGCTTTAATGAATGCCAGTGCAGATGATCTGGAATCTCTCAAGGCACATGCTGTAAGTGTCAACAAGAAGTGGGCTAAGAAACTTGGCATCCCAGAGAGTACCGCTATCACTTGTGTCAAGCCATCAGGTACGGTCAGTCAACTTGTGGACAGTGCATCAGGGATACACCCTCGTTACAATTCACACTTGATTCGCAGGGTTCGCAACGACAAGAAAGACCCTCTATCACAGGCCCTGATTGACTGTAAAGTGCCATACCACACTGACCCTTACAACGCAGAGGCTTGGGTATTTGAGTTCCCTCAGAAGTCTCCTAAGAAGTCTCTCACTAGACATGACCTGTCAGCCTTAGATCATCTTGAGATATGGAAGAGATTCACTGTACACTGGTGCGAACACAAACCGTCAGTCACTATCTACGTTAAGGAGCATGAGTGGATGGAGGTAGGAGCATGGGTTTGGAAAAACTTTGACATCGTATCTGGTGTTTCATTCTTGCCTAGCGCAGACGAGGCTCACTCGTATGAGTCTGCTCCCTATGAGGACTGTGATGAAGCAGAGTACAAAGAGAGAGCCAAGCAGATACCAAAGGAGATTGACTGGGACTTGATCCTTGAGGAAGAGGACGTTACCACTAGCAGTCAGGAGTTTGCCTGCACAGGAGGTGCTTGTGAACTGTGAAACACAATGAACGTATCTCTAAACTTCGGTGAACAGGTTGTATGTGAAACTTTAGCAAAGCAAAGGTACGAACTGGCTAGAAAAAATGGCAGACCGGATCAACAGATAGGAAAACAATCATCAGAACAAACTGATCTTGAGGGCATTGGCGGGGAAATAGCCGCAAGCAAAGTATTAAATGTATACCCAAGCCTGATACTTGAGCCTGACTCTGGTTGGGATATTAAGTATAGAGGGATAAAGATAGATGTAAAAACAACAAAGTACAAAACTGGAAAATTAGTTGCCAAGTTAAACACAAGATCGGAAGAGGTTGATGTTTACCTGTTGGTAACAGGAGTGTTTCCAGATTATATCATAAGGGGGTTTGCCTTAAAAGATGAATTACTATCTGATAAAAATATAAACGACTTGGGGCATGGGCCGGGGTATACATTAACTCAAGATAAATTGCGTCCTATAGATGAACTATACACCTAATGGCTAATGACCCTTGGCCTCTACAAGAGAGCGACATAACTGAGAGCCTGTGTACCAAGTGCGCTTTATGTTGCGAGATTGAAATCAATCCTAGTTGGAAAGACCCAAGGCAGATGCAGTGGTTACATGCAATAGTAGAGAAGCATGAACACATTGAAGCAACAAAGACTGGCATCAAGATTAGATGCTCCCACTTAGTAGACAACAAGTGTGGAATCTATGAAGAACGTCCTCAACTATGTAGCGACTTTAACTGTGTCTCATGGGCCAAGGTCAGTAACAACAGGGAGCAGTACAACAAAGTATTGGAGATTGCTAAACTACTATGAACCTTCTTATAATTCCTGATGCACATGCCAACCCAGACTATGACAATGAAAGGTTTACCCATCTGGGTAAGTTCATTGTGGCTCACAAGCCAGAGTACATAGTATGTCTGGGTGACTTTGCTGACATGCCATCACTATCTTCATATGACAAGGGAACCAAAGGCTTTGAAGGCAAACGCTATAAGAAAGATATAAATAGTTGTATTGAAGCCCAAGAGAAACTTATGGAACCGTTGAGGGCGTACAACGCCCAGAAGAGAAAGAACAAAGAAAAGCAGTACAAACCTAAGATGCACATGTGTCTTGGAAACCATGAAGACAGAATCAACAGGGCGACTAACTCTGCTCCTGAGTTACATGGCACAATTGATATTAGTGATTTACATTACGAGAAGAATGGGTGGAAGGTTACGCCATTCAAGTCAGTGCTGACTTTAGCAGGGATATCCTTCAGCCACTACTTTACCTCTGGCATATCTGGAAGGCCCATCAGTAGTGTCCACCTTGGCTTCACACTGGTTTCCAAACTGCACTGTAGTGCTGTACAGGGTCACACCCATTTGTACAACCACGCTGAACAGACGAGGCCTGACGGCCAGAAAATATTCGGTCTTAGTGCCGGATGCTATAGTCACCCCAAGTACTCTGAGAACTGGTGCAGAGACACTGAGCATCAGTGGTGGAGAGGAGTGATTATGTTAAACCAACTAGATGGTGAGGGTTACTACGACGAGATAGTTGCCGTTACTCAGCGGAAACTGTTGAGGGAATATCAGTAATGGACACCACGCAACCGATGGGGAAGGCAGTGATACCAAAGTAGTTGTCCTCCACATCCTTGGTGTTGGCAATCTTCAACACCTTTGAGTCTTTAACGATGAGGTATCCGACAGTCCAAAAGGTTTGCGGCTCTATCTCATCTTCTTTTTCCCACCCTGCTGACGCAAGAATATCTTGCCATTCTACGCAAACCAATCTCATAGCGTTCTCTCTATACCAGATGTCTTCCTGTTAAACTCCGCTTTCTCCTCCCTTGCTTCATCAATCCTTCTCTTCAACTCGTTGACCTTTCGCTTCTTTTGATCTGGCGCGAGACTTCTGTTCTTTCTGGTAGAAGTTATGTCTGCCTTAAATCCTCTTATCTCAGAATTGTATCTCCTGTTCTGTGCTGAACGTGCATCAGGAGATATTGCGTAAGGGTTAAGGCCTATAGAAGAACCAAGAAGTTTTCCAAAACTAACCTTAGTGTCTCCATATCTGTTAGTTCTACCCAAAGCAAAGTCGAACAACTTTCCTTCTATCTCTTTAGGATCAAGCCTGTACATGGCCTCACCTAATGAGGAAACAGACACTAGACCATTACGAGTTAACCAAGGAGGTAGCATCATTGAGTTCATGTAACTGATCTTGTCAAACACTCTGTCAGATAATGGATCGTTCTCGTTGACAATATCGTAACCACTCCAAGGGTCTTTGTTGGTTGTGATGGCTGTCATCAATTGCCAACCGGGGCCTATGACGCCACCCTCAATCAGTGCTTTTGAGACATCCCCCTGTCCAAGTTTAGTTGCCATCTGGGTATACCAAGACCAAGGGAAGAAGTAAGAGATATCAACAGCCTGCCATCTACCTTCTGAATCCTTCCAAGGCAGGAACAACATCGTGTTGTCCTTTGTAAACTCAGGCAGTAACTCTTCCATCTTATCCCAATCATCCTCCACGAATGGAAAGGAACCGAACAATGCCTGTGCGCTACCAATCAACATCATGTATGGGATGAACCTATGGTACTTGCTTGGATCATTCAGAACCTTGACCAACTCAGGCAACACCTTAACTTGGAACGTTATAAATGGCGCTCCAAGAAAGGATGATCTCAATCCTCTGATAGTAGGGCTAACCTCGCTGTAGTCAAACAAAATCCTGTTCGCTTCCTGAACTGCTATGTCTTCAATAGTAAGTATTTTTGAATTCTCTTTCGCAAGAATATCGTTTAGTTCTGCCCTCTGAGTATCGTTGTTAAGTTTGTCCATGATAACCGCAACCTTACCAAGTATCTCTATGTTCTGGTAAAGGTCACCACCAAACTCTGCCAGTTTGTTCCACATCTTCTGGCCTCCGGTTAGTATTCCCCATGCTCCTTCCTTCTCCATGTATTGGAACACTATCTCCATCTTCTTTAACTCAGCAGATGTTAGTGTCGTGCCTGATACGCCCTGCTCTTGAGCGAGTTCATAAGCAGTAAACTTTTTACCTGTCTTTGAGTGAGTAAAGACCATGCCTGAGTCTTCTCCTCTCATCTCTTTGATAGCCGCTCTCAATAATGCAGGTTGTCTATGGAAAGCAACGCCTCCTATCAACTGCATCAACACTAAGTTAGATACAAAGTTTCTTACTACTGTCGGAGGGTTAAGAGGAACCTTAAGAATCTTGAACGCACTTACCAACTTGGCATGTTTACCATAAGGAAGTAGCATTCTCTGAAAAAGATTCTGCTCACCTTTCACCATGTCTGCATTGCCTATGATGTCTTCATAAATCTCCCTGCGAACATACAGCCCTGCCATAGAGCCGTACTTATCAGGTATGTTAGGTATTCTCCTAAACATTTTTAAGTCATAGTTGTCATCATAATACTTAGCAATGCTAGAGGCATCTCCTTCTTGGTTTGTACCCAACTGATCAAGAGGAACACCAAGGCTGTCATAGAATTCCTTACGAGCCAACTCAAGTTCAGCAGACCTCTCTTTTAATGCCTCTATTGCTTCAGGTTTCATTGTTGATTTGCCTTGAGCAATTAGATTATTAAATGCAGTTATTTGTCTTTCCAAACTTGCTAGTGTTGTTAGCCTTTTTCCTTTTGTGCCATCCTTTTTTATAAATGGAATTTCAACCCATTGCATTGGCATTACCCAAGGAACATCCCCTGCTACAGACCTCTCATCCTTGGGCATATCTTTTATTTGTTTTTTTAAATCTTTTATATCTTGATCAAGTGCAGTTTTTTGCTCATCAGTGGTTGCATTATCTCTGTCAACCATCTTCTGGTTAAGGTTCTCTTTAAGTTTTTTCAGGGCCTCAGACTCTTCGATAGCAGATCGAACTGATAACTGCTTAAGATAATCTATAACTACAATGTCATGTTGAGACATTGTGAGTGCATTGTAGAGTAGATACTTAACATCTTTAATCTCTCCCATCATTTCCCTTACAGACTCATCAAACTCTTTTCTTGGCATAGTCCAAAGTTTTCCAGTAGTTCTAAACTTACCTCCTATGTCAGTGGAATGGGATAGAATGTTTGTGAGATAAACCCTTGGCAGATATGCTCCCCTAAGTTCTGCAAGTTGCTCCTTGCTTGCCTCTGGAAACATCTCTCGTAACTCTGCTTCAGTAGCGATTTCTTCTATCTTGTTTTTTAATCCAATGGAAGCCTGTTGTAGTTGTTTGTCCACCGTAGAGTTTTCTGCAAAGGTAGCGCCTTTAGTTGTAAAGAACTCAAACAGTTCTTGGTTTTGTTCTTCCGTCAGGTTGTCGTATGCCTTGAGGATATCTCTACCCAATGACTCAATCTCACCCATCTTACCTGCCAGTAGTGATCTTAGTTTTCTTAAGTCTCTAGCAAATGGTAGATTAGCAAACGGATCAAAGAACTTCTTTGTTGCTCTCCATGCAGAGCCTGCCTTCTCAGTGTAGCCTGCTCTCTCTGCGGCATCATGCAGTTTCCTTCCTCCTTCTGTTTCAAGGATACGATCAGCCGCGCCCTGCACCAAGGAGTAGTACTCCTCATCGTCAGAGTCAATAGTTTGTTGGTTGTTTCTTTGTGACATGCCACGTGCCGCACCTCTTGCAAATGCAATCAGTTGTCCGTCAGACACTGGCTTTCCAATGTACATCTGGAATCTTGCGGCTACTCTCTTCAGAGTGTCAAAGATTATTTGCCAAAAAGAATTCTTGTATTCAGCATTAGACTCAACAAAATATGCAAAGGCTTCTTCTGAAATATAGTTTTCTCTTGCAACATCATCAGCAAATGTTTTCTGGTTTGCTGAAATAGTAGCGGCATCGAATGCGTCAGCCCATTCTGGATTGTTTCGTCTGCTCTTTACTTCGTTAAGGATAGAGTTGAAGTCATCTCCGTATACCTGCTTCATGCCAAGGTGTACACCAATCTCATGCAGGTACAGCCCAGTGATCTCGCTTTCCTTGATGTTGTTGGTTATGAACCAAGTCTTTCCGTTGCGAGTAACAGCATGAACACCCATGTTAATCAAGTTAAAGGGAACATCCTGTTGGTTCTGTACTATGATTACCTCGCCACTCTTGATAAGCCTTTCCAAGTTTAGCCTGCCAACAGTACTGCCAAGCACCTCTTTAAATCTCTTAGGTGTTAGTCCAGTGTTGTACTTGAAGGAGCCTTGCCCATCTGCGGGAATGGGGCGTACTATTGAGTAGTTCTCAAAGTCAGTCTCAAAGTTATCGTAACTTATGCGTACGCTCATGTTGTTAGGAGTAGACATTCGATCAACCTCAATTGTCATACCCTTAGAGAATTTGGTTACGTCCTTCTTGCCGTGTACAATTGCTTGAAACTTTAAGTCTGGCGCTTTTCCTCCAGTAAACTGCACGTAAACAACGTTACTTACCTTTTCTGTTACTTTCCACTTGCCTCCATACTTGTCCTCAAAACTTTGTCCTAAATCCATTCTAACAAAAGGAGTATCACCTGTTATAGGTTTAGCAACTACCTGTTCAGGGTCTGTAGGAACATCATCTGTAGTTTGTCTTTCTTCTTCAAATGATTCATCAATGAGATCATCCATTAATGCTTCTTCTGTAGTAGGAGCATCAGGTTCAGTTACAACTTCAACAGGCGCAATCTTTTTGACAAAATCAAAAGAAACCTTTCGACCATCTGAATATAAGGTTGTTGTCGCACTCCGAACAATTTTAAATCCGGGCTGTCTTCTTAAGATTGGGCTGTATAAAAGTTGAATTTTTTTAATGGAAGGCAACCCAAATGAGTTGAGACTATTTAAATCAACCTCAATCCTAAATTGTTTTCTAGGACTCTCAGACTTGCGCCTGTCTCTTTCTTGGATTAGCACATCAAAGGCTTCTTTCCCAGACTTTAGTGGAGGCCCTTTGTAAAATTGTTCGGGAGTAAAGTTTTTAGTAGTTGCAGGTGTAGTTTCAACAGGAGCGGCTTGCTCTTCTCGTTTCTTCCTGTTGGCTTCTTCCATCTCTGCTACTTTATCTACAACTTCTTGAGCGGCCTTTTGTGTTTCAGTATCATCAGCCAGTTTCTTTGCGGCATCTGGATCAGACAGGACTGCACCATATTTTTCCGCAATTTCCGGTGTGATCAAGTCATCCCTTGTCGTTACTTCAAAAACAGATTGTGCTTTTTCAATGCTTATGCCTAACTTTTTAGCAATAGAACTGAACGATTTTCCACTCGCCCTTAAATCTTTTACCTTTTTGGAAAGTTCTGGTTCAGCAATAGGCATTGTAGTTATGCCTAACTCAGCCTCCTCTTTTCCGGGGCTGTACTTATAACGAACCTCTACTCCTGAAAGAGGATCAGGGGGAACAGAAACTTTAACATCCTTTTTCCTTAGTATAGTTCTACGAACTTCTCTCTTTAATCCTTCGGGAAGTTTGCGTACTTTGAATTCCCCTTCTGTTACTTTGTCTAGGTTGTTTAGGAAAGCGGCGGTTTGGTCAGCAGTAGCACCCTCAAGGTCTTTTGTGCCATCAACAGAAACACTATATGTATTATTTAACTTTGAGTAATACACTCTTACAATAGTTTGCTCATCTGATACAGCACTTCCAAACACAGGTACACGCTCTACATCTACTGTCTCTTCTTTAAATGGATAGTAAGTAAGCATACTATCTGGGCGACCAATGTCTTCAATAGGAGCGCCCTCTCTTACTTCTATAGGTTTCTCTGGCCTTACTACCTGAACTCTTTGGTAGTTAAGAACATCAAACCCAGTAAGTTTTCCATCTACCTTTATCCCTACGCTGTTAGCGTTGACATAAGAGATAACGCCAGAAACAACAGATCCATCGTACATCTCAAACATTGCTTTATTGCCTATGTTTTCAGATAAAGATTCTGATCTGGCTTTTTGTAAACGTTCCCTGTCTGTACCAAACATTCCATAACGATGTGCAGTCTCGCCAAACACAGCGTCTACAAATTCATTGTATTTCGGTATGTCTCCCTTCCTGCTAACAGGAGACAGATTGTAAGAAGCGACTAGTCGAGAGCCTCTCTCTGGCCCTGCTTCTACCAAGGCTTCATAACTTGCCATAGCACCAATAAGTTCAGGCACAACTGCTGTTTGAGTAGCCTCTAGTACAGAGTCAGCACTAATCGTAATGATGTTACTGCCGTCAGAAATATTAATAAAGCCCTTTCTACCTTTTCCAAAAAAAGGCAAAGTGCCGAATTCTTTTATCCCCACCCCTCTTTCAATTCCTTTAGGTATAGCATAAGAACGGAGCGAATGTTGGCTTACCTCAAATGGAAACTTAAAATCCTTTATAGGCTTAAGACCCTTAGACTTTCTAATCTTGTTTACCCTATACAAAACATTAGGCTTAACAACAGCAGTAACCCTGCCTCCACGTAGTGACTGGGCTAGATCAGTAGTAAGAAACTTTTTATTATCGGTTGTGTTTACAACACGCTTGATTGGCCTAACCTTTCCTTCCGTTTCCCTAGCCATTGGCATCAGAGCATCTCTAAGGGCTTCTACTTTTGCCTCATGCTCCTGCTTATTGGTAAAGGTAATGTACACTTCGACATCAGAAATAGGAGACAACATTGCAGGATCGAACTCTACGTCCTCATCCTTTTTTCTTTTTACTACAGTCACCCCAGTCCTTCTGTCAACAAATACTTTGTCAACTGTTTCTGGATTAGGTATCGTGTCTGGAGTTACAACCTCTATAAAGTTAGCCTGTCTTAGTTGTTTGGTAGGCGCTCGTTGCTCTACTCCAATGATGTCAGTCTTAAGAACCAACTGGCCTGCCACCTTAAGGTAGGCATTACTGAGATCACCCTTGGCAGTGTTCCATTGAGGCACTGTGCCAATGTCTTCCCAAGGATAGAAAACACCTTCCTCTAGCCCTTTCTCTTTTGCTACTGAAGGGCGAACCTTTACTCTGGTTGTTTCAGGTGTTGGCCTTTCACCAGTTTCGGGGTCTAGAGTATCTATTTGTACGTCATCCCTCTCTGTTTCAGGTTTTTTAATAAACCTGACTTTACCCTTTTGCCTTCTGTCTAATCTGCCAGTTATAGCCCTTTTAACTGCGGCCCTTATTTTGGTTACTTCAGCGTCCGTTTTTCCAAATACTTCATAAAGAGTCTCATCTGTCTTGTAAGTCTTTTTTACATAGACATCATCTCTAAACTGCTGTTCAGTTATTCTTGCAATTTCACCTGCTTCTTCTGCTTTTCTTTCTGCTTCTTCAGGAGTTTTAGCAGGGCCTGCTTCATCAATTCCCTCTTCAAGATCAGTGGATTGCCTATCCGCTTCTCCTTTAGCAACCAGTTTGTTTACATCGACATTCTGTAAATCTTTTGTTGCGGCTCTTTCTTCTTCTGCGCTTTTTGTTGCGGAAGGTAATTCGTTTTTGCGAATGTAAACCGTAAACGAATTGTCTATCCATTCTTCAACAGCCTCCATGCTACTTTTAGATAACAGGTTAAGGTTGTCGCCAACAGCAGGAAATGCTGTCTGGATTTTTGCTTCTCGTTTAGCAAATGGCCTGTACCTTTTCTCTCCGGTAGCCTCAAGAGCCTGCCTTGTTATACTAACCCTAGTAATAGCATCTTCAATTTCTTCTCTAAATGCTATATCATTTTCTAGCCTATCGTAGAATTCAGAAATTCTTTGAAGTGTCTCTTGCTTTCTTCCTTCGTCAGTGTATTTCTGTAAATCGTCTACTGTTATTGTTTCGGCAAGTCGTTCCCTGTCCTTCTTTGGAAGACTGGCTAAATCTGCTTCGGTTAACTCAGTTGAAAGATCATCGCCTGCTTCTTCAACTAAGGCCTCTATCTCTGTTACTGGCTCACCAAAAAATTTAGGATATTTCCAAGCGCCTTGCTGACGTAAAACTAGCCTAACGTTTTCTTCTGTAGGAGGTATCGTCGCCGTTCCTTCCTCATTCGTAGAAAGATTTCTTAGTTTGTAAGTAACGTATATCGGAGAATTTACAGTGAACTGCTTTCCTTTTAAGTTCTTTGGAACTTTAGCAGTAGGCTTTTCCAGTAGTAAATATATGGTATTGTCTGGGTAGTACCACTTACCAGTTTCTGGATTTCTTCGGTAGAACCTTACCTGATCCCCTTTTCCTACCTCAAGAAGCCCTTTCTCAGACATAGCCTGCTCAAATGAAATGCCTACAACTTCCCTTTGTTGCTCTTCTCGTTCTCTTTTTTGTACAACATCAACAGGCCTGCTTTCATATTTTTCAGCAAGAAACTTCATTCCTCCCTCGCCAAAAGCGCGGTCAATTACCTTGCCAGTTTTTTTATCAGTAATTTCCCAGAAAGATTTTTTAAGGCCATCCTCTTTTTTTAGGATATGATTTTCTGTTTCATATATATATGTAAAGTCGTAAGGCCCTGCCTTTGTCTTTTTAATTGTTCTTGTTAAATCTGTGTCTCCTTCAAAAGCAGGCTCCTTCCTAGCAGTTTTGTTTATAGCAGGAGTTTCCCCAGTAACATTCCAACCAAGTGCAGTCATCTTGGTTCTGGCAGTCTGTTTTCCTTTAGGCCCATACTCAAGATCAGATAAAATATCTTGAGTTGTTTCTGTTGGCACTCTCCTAACACCTGTTTGCCCTCTCTCAACAACAGGTGGCCCTGTAAGTGGTTCACTTCTATCTACAGGAGCGTCAGGAGCAGGAAGCCTTTGCGGGCCTGTCATCCTTCTAAACAGTTGGCGTTTTTGTCCTTCCTCTTGTGCAATTTGAGAAGGGCTACCAAGCCTAGCCAACGTATCCAGTTCTGGAATGGACACGCTATCTCTGTTTAGTATTGCGGCAATGTTACCTGCTTTAGTTTTAGCAATTGCTTGCTTTAATATTTTTTCTTGCCTATTTTTATTCTGAATGTCTACCAGAACACTTTCTATCTGAGGTCTATTGCCGCCGTAAATAGAAAGTTCAATAGGACTTAGTTCTTCATTCCTTGAAATTTTTCTTGCTATACGATACAGGCGTTGTGGTGCAATCTCTCCTGTTCTTACATATTGCATGTATTCTGGCTGAGAAATATCTTCTTCAAAAATACTTTCTGCCGATTCAGGTTGTGGCAAACTTAAGTCTAACTGCTCGATAGTTTTTGCGTTATTAAACTCTCCAAGTAATCCTTGTGCAGTGCCTGCAATAGGAACAGGTAAATTCCTACTGTTAAAATCAACCTGATCTTGGGCGTTTAGCGCCTCGTTAGATTCGACAATACTCTGTTGAGTTTTATCAATTATGTTTTGTGTGTAGTCTTTTGCTTTTTTTCTGGCTGATCTGCCAGAGTAGGATACTGGTATACCAAGGAGGGTTCCAATAAGAGCGCCCCTAGCACCTGCTTCTAGTTGCTCTTCTCTTTGGGCTTCTGAATATTCAGTGAGAATGTCTTTCTCCTGAACGTAGTTGAGGGCCGCGCCTTCCATCATGGTTTGGACATATTCAAAAGTGCCTTCACTAACACCAGTGCCTATAGCCGTACCAAGACCAACCGCGAGTCTGCTTTTGGGGTCTTTAAGTTTTTTGCCAAGCCAACTTGAAAAATCTGGGCCTTTGCCCATTCTTTTTATAACTGCAAAAGGAACAAGCATATCTAACGAACTCATCAAGGTTCCAGTAGCCGCCGCAACAGCGGGTCTGCTTTGAGTAGTTTCCATGAGTAAGTCAGTGTAGACTTCAGCGGTATTAAGGAAGTCTATTGTCCCTAATGTTCCTACGTAGGTAACTCCTTTCCCTATAGAGCCTGCTCTGCCTGCAAACATCATAGGATTTCTTGTTAGCAAAGTTCCCACAATAGCAGGAGCAAATGTGGTTACAAGGTTAGGTACTTGTTCTGCTACTGCATTAACACCCCAAGCAATAGCGCCTTTCCAATCTTCAATCTCGCCTAGATTTTTAGGGCCTTTAAGTTGCTCGTCAATTTCGTTGACATCCATACCCATAAGGATGCCGGACATGTAAGCATCACTTAACCAAGTTTGACCCGCTTCTTCTAGCCCAAGTTGTTTTAAGAACTCCCCTGTAAATCCTTTGAAGGTTACTTCAGCAGAGCCTGATAAAAGTCGTTTACCTTTAGAAAAGGCTAGGCTTGCATCGCTTCTTTCAGGAGGCAAAAGCGTATGTATTGCTTGACCTGCTTGAATACCGGGACTTTGTAAAAGTATTTCTTCTGCGGTTCTTGTATCTGTAGGCGCTTCTTGGCCTACAGGCGCACCTTCTCTGTAGTATTCAACCATAGTTCTCTCTCTTAGTCTTAGGCAAAGGCTTCAGACTATTTTTTAATTAAAATTTAGGCCCATAATGTCTACGCTTTTGACTACCGAACATCCCCTCTTCATAAGGATTACCTGTTATCATGTATTTAAAAGTATCCGATAAATCTCTCAAAAACCTTGCCGGAATCTGACTCGTAGGAGTCTCAATCGGAGTTTCATCTGGAGATAGTATTTTTAAAATTTCTTCTTGTGCTAATGGGTCTAAAGTTTGGAACTGTGCTTCCAATAATTCTTCTGCTTGGTCTTCTCCAAACTCTGCTAAATATGTTTGATATTGCCTAAGAAATTGTTCCACTTGATCTACTGTTTTCGGCATCCCAAGAATATCTTCCCTATTAAAAGACAACATGCCTCCAGTACCAGTGCCAATAGATTTTTGGTCTAAACTTTGGAGTTCTTGAACAGCACTGTTTGGAATTAACTGTGATGTTTCTCCTGTTGGAATTTCTGCCGCGCCTGCTGAAGGAACAAGAAATTCTCCAAACCTTTCTAAAAGCGTTCCTCCCTCTTCAAACTTTTTAAGGTCTTCTACTGAAGGTATTAATTCATCAAGCGTTTTGCCTTCTGGGTTAGGCAAAAATGGCATAATGTCTTCCGATTGCAAGAAATTATCTGCGGCTTTTTTATCAGACTCTTTTGCTTTAGGTTGGCTTGCTTTCCATATCACTTCAACTCCTTTCCACACATCTTCTTGCACATCTGCATATTGAGGCTTTCTTTTCATGGCCTCAAGAAGAGAATCATTCCAAGATGCCTTTCCTTCTGGAAGAATAGATATCTCATGTTGAAAAATTTTCATTGCACTTAATTGAGGAAGAGTTGAAATTCCATGAAATTTATTGTATGTGTTTTCAATTTCTTTAAGGTTAGACCAAGCACGATCCGCAAAAACTTTAAACTCATTAGAAGATTTATCATCACTTGCCATTAAAGTGTTGTAAAACTCTTGAGCGGCTTTGTATTGAGTACCAAGTGCTTCAGAAGTTAACTTACGAGATGAAGCATTTGCTTCAGACTGTGCTTGTGCTAACAAAAGGTTAAACTTTCTATTCTCTAGATCGGTTGCTTTGGCCTGCTCACGAACTCCTAACAAACCTGTAATTAAATCGTTGCCGGGGCCTTGAAGCGCACTTAGTAATCTGCCTGCTGTACTCATATCGCACCTCCAACCATGTTATTGATCATTCCTTGTTGGGCTTGCGGATCATCCATACCACCTTGCATAGCATTCTGAGTAAACTGTGCGGCGTTTTCTTGGTTAACTCCGTTATCTCCAAGAGTCATGTAAGCATCAACAGCAGATATCATTGCATCTCCTTGTATCTGCTCAAGTTGAGACTCATCTTGAATAGTAATAAGCCCTTCTGTTACCGCTATTTCTATAATAGCGTTTACAACTTCAGCGGCAATAGGAATAAGAATGTCCCTAGATATTTCTACCCCTGCCCCTCTTGCAGAAACCATTTGAAAATGTAGCAACTGACCAACAACAGCGCCTATCATGGGTGCAGGGTCATCGCCACCTTGACTAATTTTTTCTACTATATTCTGGTAGGCTTTTTCATCTTCAAAATATTGTTCAATATTTTGCATAATAATTTGCGCCTGTTGTTTTTCTTCTTCAGTTGCGGGTTGAGTGTTTCCTTGCCCTATCATGCCAATAACCCTCCCGTATGACTAGCGCCCCTTCTCCTTGCCGCTCTATTGCTTTTCATAACATCACTAAAAGACCTACGAGGAAATCCTGCTACAGCGGCTTTTGCTTCGGCTTCTTTTTCTGCGCTTTTGTCAAGAAATGTAAGCATCATTTCTGCTATTTTTTGAGTACCATACATTGCTACTAGTGGATCACTTGCCCACAAATTTTTATACCATGCCGCCGCCTCTTTTATTTTGTCACCCGCAAGACCTGCGATATTTCTCCAAGTGTTAGAGGCTTTTGCTACCATGTTACCTTTGTTAAACAAGGTCTGATTAGGTAAAGTTCTAATATCGGAAAATCCTGTTGATGTGAACGTCCTCATGTTAGGAGTACTAGCAGGATTGTTTGTTGCCGCACCTGTTGCTACATCTGTTGTTACATTACTACCACCTGATGAATATTCATTGACTACTATTGGGTCTAACGTTGATGTTGCTTGCTGATAATCTGCTCCTAAACCAACGTCTACGTATGCGTTAGGGTTTGCTAAAGGAACTCCTCCAGATGCCTGTGCTTGAACAAGTTGTTCTTCGGCGGGATTAAACAGAGCCTCGTAAAGTGATGGTGGCCTTCCTCTTATGTCTCTTGCTGTCAGACCTTGATCAATTGCTGATAACCCTGACGGCATAGGCGCAGTGTCTGACCCAATCTGTGATAAATATTCCAAAAGACTTGGGTTGTTTTCAGGATCAACCTTAAACATTTCTTCTAAGCCCTGAACCGCTGTGTAAGGGCTATCAGATGCTCCCGCAGGAGGAACAAGCGTATCTAGAACAGCAGTTCCTGCTCTTTCAAGAAATCCGGGTTGGCTTGCACCTAACAAACCTTGAGAAGCAAACTCACTGGCTCCTCCCGGCCCCATACCGGGGTCCATAGGAACACTTGTAGGAGCAACATTTGAAGCAACCTGTCCAAATGACTGGCTTGCCTGAGATGCGGCTTGGGAGATTGTGTTGCCTCCCCTTATGCCGCTCATTAAAGACTTACCCCACTGAGTTATTCTGGGCCAACCACCCCCAGTAAAGCCTGTAGCGTATCCGTATCCTACGTAAGCGGCGGCGGCAACAAGAATCAAAGGAGCAACTTTTTTAATAGCGCGGCCTATTTTCTTAAATACTTTTCCTATAGATTTAACTACACTTCCCATTTATTTCTCCTTTGGCAAGACAAAGTTATTGCCTGTCCTTACCGCTCCCATTCTTTCGTATAACTTACATGTTCGCTCTATATCACCAATGCCAGAACTAACTCCCATGCTTATTTCAGCAACGCCCGGATTCATCCTAGCCCATTGGATATACCTTCTTAACAAAGAAGCCCCCCAACCTTTACCATCTTTAGTAACGTAAAAGAAAAGATCAGCCGCTTGTTTTTTTCTGGAGTACCATAGTTGGTTGGTCACTCCTATGAACACACCTTCTATTGTTCCAAGATCAACAACGTTAACTAAATGTTCTCTTGATAAGATACATATCTGAAGATTCTTTTCTAGAGTCTTCTCGTCTAATGGAACTGTATTTGAAATTGATAATTTGTGTGCTTCTTTTACAACATTTGATATTTGTTTTATATCTTTATTTTTAGCAGTTCTTATCATTGACTGCCCGTTAATGGCTCAAAAGAATCAACCCAAGTTTCTGCCCAATCTGCCGGATTAACATTGTCTCCAAAAATCATATCCCATATGTAAGAAGTAGCATCTAAATTATCATTAATAGAACCCATTATATTTGCCGCATCTACTTGTATGCCTTCCATCCCAAGAGAGTATTGAAGGTCTGCAACATATTTTTGAGTGTCAGCACTTAACATGGCAGTAAATCTGGTTGTGTCAGCACTTAAATCTGCAACATATCTTTTTGTAACATCGTTTATCTTTGCCTGAGTAAGGGAATACCCACCTGCAATGTGTTGCAAAGTTTCGTTAATTGCGCCTGATAGCCTAGCCTCCATCTGTCCGTAAAAGGAAGCGTTTTGCGCGGCACGAAACTCATTGCTAGTTCCTTGGTTTAGCATTCTTTGTCTGCTAAAAGTTTGTGCATCAGCCATAGCAATAGGAACAGCAACTTTTAAAACAGCATCCATTACTGCTTCTTGAGCCATACTAGAGTTTGCAAGACCTCTGGCATTCATTGCTCTCATTGCTTGCCCTGCCGCCGCCCTAAACACAGGACTGTTTGTGTCAACTAAAGAAGCAACTCTGTTTGCAACAACTTCTGATCTTGGCCCCTCCGTAACAACTTCAGACAACAAAGGCTCTACTGCTGATATTCCAACAGGAGTAGGGTCAAAATTACTAAGGTCTGGAGGCGCTGGCCCTTCGTATGCAATTTCTGGCGGTGCTTGTACTGGTGCTGGTGTTGCTGTTGTTGTTTGTCTAAACCCAGAACTTGGCGGCCCAGAAGATTCTTTTTTTGCAGGGCCAGATAACAAACGACCTTCATTTTTACCATAACTTGAATAATGAGAAGCCCCATACTCAGCAAGACTAACTCCTTTTGCTTTCCAATTTTTTTCGTAGTCTGCTTTTAAATCAGGGTATCGTTCTGCGTATTGTGCAAACTTAGGATTAGTTACTCCTTGAGCGCCAGAGGGAGTGGTAAAGTTAGCAGAGCGAGGATTTTTATTTGCCTCATCAATTTCTTTTTGTCTTTGTGCGGCAAAATCTGAAGAATCTGTCATCTCTTTAATCCTCTTGATGAATACTGAACAACAGCACCTTGCAATGTAACTGGCTTGTCGTATATAGATTCATTTTTAATAATTATTCCCATTGTTTCTCCAACACCATTTATTCTTGCCCTTGCTTTATCAACAACAGCAACACCTAAAGTGTCGCTATAAACATCATCTACAGTCCACTCATCGTTAGTAACAGATATGGTGTAGTCAGATGTAGTAGGCACAGTGCCATCACCATAGTTGTACTCTGGTTGTATGGTAAGGGTTGTGTTAGTATCAGCGTTCAACTCTAGTAATATTTCTCTAAATCTTTTCTTTCTTTGTGGAGTACCGTAATGATGGTAAGCAAGCCGCACAAAAGATTGAACTGTTTGACCATCAAGAGATGTTCCTGAGTCTATTTTCCTAATGTACCCATCATCAAATCCTCCATAAAGAACTTCATCTCCATTAGAATCTTCGCCAGAAACAGCGCAAACAATTTGATCATTTAAACTAAACGGCAACATACCCATGTTCTTACCGTTTATAAAAGTCATAGCAATGCCAGTCTTATCATTAAAGTAAAGCCTGTATTGATTCTTGTCTCTTACTCTTAATGAAGTAACAACTCTGTTTTTGTATTTCTGTACAAGAGGATCAATTTTTTCTGATATAACTGCTTGTTTAAAGTCTCCGTAGTTAAGAGTGGAGCCTAAAGAAACAATGCCTCTGTCATCTAAAAATATAGTTGTTTGTATTTTTTCTACTGTATTCTTTACCGCCCCCGTTCCAGTATAAAACTGAGTTAGGTTCCAGTCACTTCTAGAAGTTCCGTAAAGAATAAACGTGTTGTTTCTTCCAAACAC